TTTATATATAGGGGGAACGGGGCCTCGGGGACGGCCAAGCCCCACGGTTTGAGGTAAAAAACCCGGATTCCCGGCCCGGTCCCGGAAAGTCTTTGACCCCCCGTCCCATGTCCCAGACGTCCCAGAGCCTTTGTTTTCAATGGGTTAGGTCTGGGACAGGGGGGTAGGACAGGGTGTTTAGCCCGTCCCAGCAAAATGAGCCTATTGTGTGCGGTAGATCAGGGTGTATATGGTGTAGCACCTGTAAGGAGGACACCCTGTGACTGCTTGGAACCCCGCTGACTGGACTATCAATGAAAAAGGCTGCTTCAAACTCACGGATGAAGAGGTCATCGACATCATAGATACCCGGCATAAGACAACTCACCGTCACGCTGCGGAAAAGCATGGCGTCAGCATTGCTACCGTGAGACACATCCGCGCTGGGCGCAGACGCCGCGACATCTGGGAGAGTTTGCAGGAGGCAGATGGCCTGATCTAGTCTCAGATCATGTCGAAGCCGTCCTCATCGTCAACTTGGGGGGATGCGATTCCTTGGGCCTGCGCCGAATTGAGAATACGGAACCCTTGGGCGCGCTCGATCTCATCAGCATCTCCCCGGACGAGCCAGCGGCGCTGCACCCCGGCGATCCGGCATTTCTTGGTATACCAGCCGCGCGACTCCAACTCGTCCTTGACCTTCTTCCAGATCAGGTCGGTCTGGACGCCGCTGGGGGCGTTGCTGTGCTGGCCGAGGGCCTCTCGCAAGGCTTGCTCTTGGGTCAGGGCCACACGGCAGACCACAGTGCTCATGGGATAGCCCAGATGGCTCTCGTCGAGGGCCTCGTCGATCTCCATGGCGTTCTGGGCGAGGAACGACTGTAGGGTGTGCTCTTCGTCCATCCAGTCCAGAATGGTCTCCAGCCACGTCTCCCATGCCTCTGTCTTCCGGGCGCGCTCTTGCAGCTTCTTGGCTGTGGCGTCCGCCTCCCCGGTCAGGAAGAGGGGCAGCGGGCCGTCCCCGGCCTCTTCCCGCATCTCGTCATACCCGCGCGCTGCGGCCTGCCAGATGGCGTCCCTGTCGCGGATGATCCCGTCGCAGTCGATCATGAAGTCGAAGACCTCGGCGATCAGGTAGCGGCGGCCCCCGGTGTGGTCCCGCAGATACTTCTGGTCATTGGTGGTGCCCCAGACGACGCATTGCCGGGGGAACTTCGACTTGTTCCGGTCGTAGACCATGCGGACATCGTCGGCCTGCCGGGTCATGAACGCCTTGGCGTCGTTCGCCTCGGACTTGTGCATGGCTGACAGTTCGGGGAGTTCGAGCACCCACTTGCCCGCGATCTGTTCGGCTGTCTTCTGGAGGTTCCCCAGATCGCCTTCGATCTCCCCGAAGTATTGGGGGCCATAGAGAGCGGCGATGGAGGATGACTTGCGGGTGCCCTGCACCCCTTCGACGATGATGGCATAGTCGAACTTGCAGCCCGGCTCTTCGACCCGCGCCACGGAGGCGATCAGGATCAGTTTCGACAGTTCGCGGTAGTAGACCGTGTCAGGGCAGCCGTAGTAGTCGATGAAAAGCCTCTCGACCAGATCGGGCTTACCCATCGTGGGCTTCTCCCGCAGGTCGTCGAGGTATTCGAGGATCGGGTGAAATGAGTTCCGGTTGGCAGCGATCCTGACCGCGTCGTGGACCGTCTCCTTGCCAACCTTGATACCGTATCCAGATTGCCCGGTCCCGGCAGGGGCTTCGATGATGGTGCGGACGATGATGTCGTTGATCTCTTGCCAGTCTTCCCCGTTGTGCTTGTCGGCGCACTTGTAGTTGGGAATCAGTTCCATCTTGCTCTTGAAGTCGCCGACCATGACCACGCTCTTGGAGAACAGGTTGAAGGCCACCTTGCGGAAGAACCGGGGATCGTAGAGCACGATATAGGCGATGTTGTGCATGGTCGTCTTGATAATGCCGTCGTCGGTCAACTCCAGCTTCTTGGCGATCCATCTCTTCGGGGGCAGGGCCGCCCATTGCCTTCGGGTCATCTGCCGCGACTTGCGCTTTGACCATGGCGTCTCGACCGGGTTGCCGACGAGGTCTTCGATGGCGGAGTCGATCTCGGCCTGTTCGTCCTCGTCCACACCCTCGACCAGTTCCCGCGCACCGGGGCGATCCTCGGTCTCGTATTCGACGTCGTCATCGGCCAGCATGTCTTCGAGGTCGTAGCGGCTCTCGGCCTGCGCGACTCGGAAGTTGGCATCGGAGCGGAGCCACTCTGACATCTTCTTCGTGGACGGCAAGTCCTTGATCGGAGTATCTTTTTCCTTGTCCTTGTCTTCCTTGCCGAACTTGTGGATTCGGACGAGGTCATAGGCGTTGACCAGCATCTCCTGACAGGGATCGGAGCCATGGTGGCTGTAGACCCACATGTCGTCGTAGACCACGGCTCCGTTCGAGGTGGTGCCAACCCAGATAGGACATCCGGGAGATCGCGCCCTGTGACCATTCGACAGGCTCATAGACGTCGGCGAGGATGCCTGTTTCCCCGTCCTTACCGACCACCAGTTCCGTGATGGTGTAGGCCCGGCAGAAGTCACCGACCGGGCCAGTCTTCTCCAGCGGGTTCTCGGCGCTCTCCTGCGATTCGCGGAGCATGTCTTCGCCTTGGGCGCGCGGCAGGTTCCCGATGTCGTCGGCGGAACCGTTCAGCATCTCCCACTGGCCGATCACTTCCTCATGGTCGAGGAGTCGGCCCTTCTGTTCGTAGAAGACATAGTGCTTCTCCATGTCGGCTGACACGGTCGGCATATACATCATCTGCGCCGGGCGGAAAGAAACCTTGTCCACCCATTGCATTTCGGGATCGGCGATCTGGGCGATGATCCGACTCGCGGCCTGATACCTCTCACGACCGACCTTCCCGGACAGGAAGACCATGATTCGGAAGCGGGGCTTCTCAGGGGTGTGGGACCGGGTGGTGTGGGCAATCATCCGGTAGCCGGGCAGTATCTCTCCGGCCAGCAGCATCTCGGAAAATTCGGGGGTCGCATAGTCGATGTCCAGCGTCACGATCTGGCTTGGCATGATCGAATTGCGGTTGCGGTTCTGGCCCTTTTCGACCCCGCCGCGCATGAACCAACCTGCGGAACCTTTCAGGAATCGCTGCCTCTTGTCCGAGGCCGCCTTGTATTCCCGATACTTCTCCGGTGTGACGTGGGGCTTGCGGAATCGGTCGATGAACTTGGAGATCGGCTCCTTGACGTTCCGCGACTTTCCTAGGTTGTCCCCGGTCCCTAGGGAGAACACTATCATGATGTTATTGTTGGAAAAGTCAGTCATTGTCCGTCCCATACCGTCGGAAAGAGAGATGCCCTGTCAGGAGCGGCCCGGCCAGATTAGGCCGGGAGGTCAGTCTTTGTAAACGTAGGGATGGAAATCTTCTAGCTTGACTCTCCCTTCGGAGATTTTCACGATCTGCGCGGCCCGGTCAGGGGGGATTTTCTTGTTGTTGATCCACTTGCGCACAGCCCACTTCGAGAGGTGAAGTTTCTTGGCCAGTTCAGTGAGGGTTTTGTTCCCGAGGTCATTCACCGGCACCGCCCGCAGAAGCAGGACGTGCAGGCCGTTCTCGGCGTCCTCTGGTTTCTTGTATGTGGGCATTGCAATCTCCAGTTCAGGTTGAACCGATATACATAGGCAACGAGGGGTTGACAACCCCCATGCTCTGAAACTATGTCTTGGCTTCGTGCAAGACACCACACATGGGAAAGGACCATCATGTCTCTCGAAGCAGCTATCGCAGAACTGACCGCCGCAGTCAAAGCCAACACAGCCGCACTGGCTGGCGGCGGCGCGGCAACGAAACCCGCCGCAGCAGGCAAACCCGCTGCTGGCAAGCCCGCCGGGAAGCCCGCTGGCAAACCCGCTGGCAAACCCAAAGGCCCGACCTCCGACGATCTGGCTAAAGCCTTCGGTGACTACCTCAAGACCGGCGACAAGGACGAACGTGAAGCGGCGAAGGCCAACGTGAAGGCCATCATCGACCACATGGAGACCGACCGAATCACCAATCTCGACCCGTCGCAGTATCAGGAGGCCCTCGACTATCTGGCAGCCTTCCAGAACGGCGAAGACCCGTTCGAGGGTGAAGGCGAGGAAGAAGAGGACGACGGCGGCGACCTCATGTGATTGGCCGGGCCGCCCTCCCCGGCGGCCCTCCAAGGTGGCGGGAGGCCACCATCGGCGGTGCTCAGTAGAGCACCGCCAACCCCCCTGAACCCGAGAACCTCATGCTCCCGATACCTGTCAAAATCCCCGGCTTCCACTCGAAGAGATCGCCATCGACGGCGCATCGCTGGAGGCTGTGCTGGGGGTCGGTCGAGGAAGAGGAAGGTCTGCCTGACACGGTAGGCTAGGAAGCCATTCAGGGCACCGTATTCCACGATTACGCGGCGGACTGTCTCGAACTTGGGCTTGAACCTTGGGCGCTGATCGGCGACCGGATGCTGTGCGAAGACGGCCAGTATCGTGAGTTCACCAAGGAGATGGCGACCAAAATGATGCCGGGCCTCGACATGATGTGGGCCTTGGCCGACACGCCCGGCGCGATCATGTTCGTCGAAAAGCGGGTGAACCTTGAGAACTGGATCGGCGAGGACGAATCCGGGACTTCGGACGCTTTCATCATCAATCCCCTCAAGTGGGAACTGGTTACGTTCGACTGGAAGTGGGGCGCGGGCGTTCCGGTCCAACCCGAGTTGAACGATCAAGGTATGCTCTACACCGGGGGCGTCTGGGACACCTATGCCGAGGACGCTTTCTACAAGGCTTGGGAAGAGAACCACAGCGGCGTCCGAGACAAGTATGACACTTGGGTCAAGGCCCGGAACTCGATCACGGTGACGATCATCATCGAACAGCCGCGCGCCCCCGGCGGCGGTGGGGTCTGGAAGACAACCTTCGGAGAACTCCTGCGGGAACTCAAGAAGATCAGGAAAGACGCTGACCAGACGCTCTTGCCAAACCAGCCGCGCACCCCCGGCGAGAAACAGTGCAAGATCTGCAAGGCTGCCCGCTTCAATACCTGCAAGGCCCGCGCGCAATACATCACTGACGAGATCGGGATCGTGCTCGACGAGTTGGCGGACGATCTTGCTGTCGGCGCAGAATTGGAACTTCACGACCGAAGAGCCTTGACCCCGGAGCAAAGGTCACAGATTCTCCTGCATAAGAAACTGATCACCTCGTGGCTGGATATGCTCCACGACGAGGCTATGGATGACGCCGAAAAAGGTCTGCCTGTTCCCGGCATGAAGCGGGTGAGCGGCAGAACCCCCGGAAGAAAGTGGGCCGATGAGGACAAGGCCCAGATAGTGCTAGAACACGACCTCGGCGAAGAGGCGTGGATCAAGAAACCTTCTCTCCCCGGCCATGGTCGAGGATGAAGTCGGGAAGGCAAAATATCGCAGCAAATACGAGGCTTTTGCCGTCGTTGGAGATGCGAAGCCTATCTTGGTTCCCGAAACCGACCCCAGACCGCCCCTGATGACAGACGACGAACTGTTGGACGAGGCTTTTGGGCATGAACCTGATGAGACCGAAAACCTCATATAACCGTGAAAGCGAAAACACATGGCTACCGAGAAAAAGAAAGATCGTGACCCGCGAACTGTCGTCGTGAAGAACGCCCGCTTGTCGTTCCCTCACATCTACAAGCCGCAGGAACAGGAGAACGACGACGGGACGAAACGTGAGTCCTACAACGCCGTTCTGATGATCCCGAAGGAAGACAACCCCCACCTGAAAGATGTCCTTGGGCTGATGAAGGCTGCTGCCATCGCAGCCAAGAAGAGGGCTTGGGGCGACGACGAGAAGAACTGGCCGAAGATTCCTGCGTCCATGACCTGCTTCAAGGACGGTGACAAGGAAGATCACTTCCAGACCCCCCGGTCGGAGTATGAGGGACACTATATCATCTCGTGCTCCAGCCCCGTGGACCGTCCGCCGCGTGTCATCACGAACCGCAAGGGGAGCGACAACAAGTGGCTGGACGCAGAGCCGGGCCGCAAGGGTTCCCCTTACGCCGGTTGCTACGTCAACGGGATTATCGAGGTCTATGGCCAGAAGAAGGACCCCAAGCGGAAGATGCCGAACCGCATCAACGCTTCCTTCTCGACCATCCAGTTCCTCCGTGACGGGGAGCCGTTTGCCAATCGTGGTGCGGACCCTGATGACATGCTGGATGAAGATGATGTCTCCTACGAAGGGGACCTCGACGACGATTATGGTCACGAAGAAGAGGACGATGATTCTCTGATCTGACCGTAAGGGGAGGGGCGGTGGCATCCCGTCCCTCCTTCGCATCCCCGTGACCAGAGGACCTGACATGGACCAGCAGAAAACCTTCCAGCAGCTTGTGGCCGAACTGGTGCAAGTTTTCCACGAGGCGACCGGAGCCAGTTACGACCCGAGAGATCAAGTCGGGCCGGAGCGTGGCGAAGAAAGCCAAGAACATCGAACACGGGGAGTTCGTAGAACTGCCTGACATGGGCCTCGTGCAAGTGGCCGAGTGGAGCCGCTTTGGCGATTCCGTGATGATCGGAGACGGGGGCCACAAGAGAGCCACGGTGGGAGCGGAGGACCGCCTGACCGTCAGGAGACCTCATGTCGCTTGACGAACTCAATATCGACTATGAGACATTCTCAGAGACCGACCTGCCGAAAGTCGGGTCGGATGTCTACTCACGCGATCCTAGCACCGAAGTGCTGATGGCGGCCTACTCCCTGAACGGGAGTAAGGAGGAACAGTGGATACCTGCCGAGGGGCAGCCGATGCCGAAGTATCTGGCGGAGGCCATAGTCGATCCAGAGGTCAGAAAGTGGGCGTGGAACGCGCCTTTCGAGATGAACATCACGGAGAACAGTCTGGGCATCCCCGTGGATGTCAGCCAGTGGCGCTGCACCATGGCTTTCGCACAGCTTTGCTCCTACCCCGGATCGCTGGAGAAGGCAGGCCCGGCTGTCGGCCTACCCTTGGACAAGTTGAAGAACGACGCGGGCAAAAAGCTGATTCGTAAGTTCTCCATGCTCAAGAAGTCCCGCCGGAAAGCGACGATGGGGCAGATGGTCAGGACCTACTGGTTCGACGACCTCGACGATTGGGAAAACTATCTCGAATATAATCGGGACGACGTCGTCGCCGAGAAGACGATCCTGAAAGCCCTCAAGCCTTACGCCCCTCCGGCGCACGAATGGGAACTGTGGGAACTGGACCAGTTGATCAACCGCAAGGGCATCCCGATCAACCTCGACATGGTCCACAACGCCGTCAGGCTCTACGACGAATCCTATGCCATAGGGTTCCGTGAGATGCAGGAGTTGACGCGGCTGTCGAACCCCATGTCCACGCAGCAGCTTCTCCCGTGGCTCCAAGCCAACGGATACCCGTTCGACGATCTCAAGAAGGGCCACGTCAAGCAGGCGCGTTCTTACTTCGATCAGAAGCCGGATCATTGGGACGAGATGAAGCACCTCGAATACCAGTTCAACGAGGAACTGGAGAAGGTGCTGGACCTCCGACTCGAACTGTCCCGGTCGAGCATCACCAAATTTCACGCGCTGCAACGGGCCACAGACCCCATCGGTAATGGCCAGTTCGGCCTGCTTAGATACACGCTCCAGTTTGCCGGAGCACAGCGGACGGCCCGGTGGGCGGGACGCATCTTCCAGCCTCAGAATATCCCCAAGCCAGAGAAGAAGTTCGAGAAGGAGATCGAGGTCCACGCGGCCAATATTGCCACTCTCGACCGAGAGTCCATCGAACTGATCTACCCCAACACCTTCGACGTTCTGGCATCGACGATCCGCCCGGCAGCGCAGGCCCCAGACGGCCAGATGTTCCTCGACGCCGACTTGAACGCCATTGAAAACAGGGTCCTTGGCTGGCTGGCCCGGTGCCGCAAAATCCTCCGGGTTTTCGAGTTGGGTCGTGACCCCTATGTGGACTTCGCAACCTACCTCTTCCATCGCCCCTATGACGAGTTGTTCGCGGAATACAAGGCGGGCAACAGCGCCAAGAGGACCATCGCCAAGCCGGGCGTTCTGGGCTGCGGATACATGCTGGGGCCGGGCGCTACCTACGAGGACAAGGACACTGGCGAGATCGAGGCCACGGGCCTTCTGGGATACGCATGGGGGATGGGCGTGAGGCACTTCACGCTGGAGGACTCCAAGCTGTCGGTTGACACGTTCCGCCGAGAGTTCAAGGAGGTCAAAGACTACTGGTATTCCATCGAACGGGCCATGATGCGCTGTATCCCGCACTGGCATCCGGCAGGACTTCGACCAGATCAGCTTCGACCTCAAGGGGCCGTATCTGCGCATCCGCCTGCCCTCTGGGCGCTATCTCCACTACAAGCACCCCAAGATCGAGAAGAAGCGCGCCCCGTGGGGCGACATGAAGGATACGATCACCTACATGGGGTTGAACGACCGGAAGCAATGGGTCCGCCAACAGACCCATCCGGGCAAGATCACGGAGAACGTGGACCAAGCCATCAGCCGCGATCTACTGGCCCACGGCATGATGCTGGCCCACAAGCGGCACAACATGGACATCCGGCTTCACGTCCATGACCAGATCGTCGCCTTGACTGATGAGGACCGGGCTGATGCCGATCTGGCGATCCTGATCGCTTGCATGGAAGAAAAGCCCAAGTGGGCACCGGACCTGCCCCTCGGCTCTGCCGGGTTCACGACCAAAGTGTTCAAGAAGGACTGATGCCATGATGAACGTCTGGCCGATCCCCAAGAAGGAGCGAATCCGGCAGGAGCCGGATTGCATCTGTCACACATGCGACAAGGATATTCACCATCTCGGAATCATGTCCCACAGGGCCATGCACCGCCGCCGTGGAGAGGACTGCCGTATCACGTTCTCCACCGGCAGGACGGTCTCTTACAAGTTCGCCAAGGGGGCCTGATGCGGGAGGTTGGGGTCGAGATGCCAGTCGTCGTGCGCGCGGAGGCCGCAGGGTTCTTTTGCCGCAAGGTGGCGTGGGTCGGCAGGAAACATGCCCCAGATCGCGTCTTCGCCAGAGAGGATCGCGGAGAGGTCTGGCTGGAGTTCAAGAAGCCGAAGGGGAAGGCCCGGCTTGGCCAGATCAGGGAGCACGACCGCATGAGGAAGGCGGGCATGGAGGTCCATGTGGTTGACAGTGTATATGATGGCCTGCGTATTCTGGGCCTCTTGCCGAACTCCAACAACGGCCCCACCTTGAGCGAGATCGACGACCTATTGAAATGAAGCACGTTGCCCCAAAACATCTGACGGACATTGAAGCCCTAGAGTTGCTCTACGGGCCACCCCCGGAGATTTTCACCTATGCCATGTTCAGGCCGTATCAGGCTTGGATGGCGCAGCAGATCATCGACCTCAAGGGCGTCTACCTCGGGGCGGAGATGGGCCTTGGGAAGACGGCGGCCTCTCTCTACGCGATCAAGACCCTGATGAACCGGGGCGTCATTAAGAACGTGCTGATCATCGCCCCGCTCCGAGTCGCCGAAGAGACATGGCCCGAAGAGATCGCCAAGTGGGATTTTGCGAGGGACATCACCTACCGGGTCGTCACGGGCGATCTGGCGGAGCGCAAGGCCGCTCTTCGGGTGCCCGCGCGGATCACCATCACGAACCGGGAAAACCTGCTGTGGCTCCTGAAAGGATTGGGCCTCAAGCGGTGGAACTTCGACATGATCGTCTACGACGAGGGTAGCAGGCTCAAGCGCGGTGTGGACAGGACAAACCCCAAGCCTCGGAAGGATGGAACCGTCAGAGACCCCCAGCTTACAGAACTCGGCCGTCCTGCTGCGAGTGCGCGGCAAGACGACCAAGATCGTCATCCTGTCTGGAACACCCTCACCGAACGGCCTGATCGACCTCTACGGCCCGATCAAAGCTATCGACAACGGAGAGCGCCTCGGAGCGTCGATGACGGCTTACAAGCGGCGCTGGTTCCGTGAGGACCTGCGGAAGAATACCGTGGAGCCTTTCGACCACTCCGAGGGCGAGATCATGGCCCGGCTCAAGGACGTGTTCTTCTCGCTCCGGGAGGAAGACTATCTCAAGCTGCCGCCGCTCGTGGAGGTAGATCACAGGGTTCAGATGACCCGGAAAGAGATGGACGGCTACAAGCAGTTTGAGAGGGACACAGCCTTCGAGGTTCTCGACAGATGGGGTGAGCCTGAGATCATCGAAGCGGTGAACAACGGGGTTCTCACCGGCAAGCTGTTGCAGTATGCCAATGGCTCTCTCTACCGGGAGGACATGTCCGCGTTCAAGGTCCATGAGCACAAGTTGGACGTGCTCGAATCCATCGTCGAAGAGGCCGCCGGTAGTCCAATTTTGGTTGCCTATAGCTTCAAGTTCGATAAGGATGCGATTAAGAAACGCTTCCCTTGGGCGCGCGTCTTCGGAGAGAGCCGGAGCGACAAGCGGGATTGGGACGCGGGACGGATTCGGATGTTGGTGACGCACCCAGCGAGTGCGGGACATGGGCTGAACTTTCAGCACTCGTCGAACATCGCGGTATGGTATGGCCTGACGTGGAGCCTCGAACTCTACAAGCAGTTCATCAAGCGTCTGCATCGGTCAGGCCAAAAAGCAGACCGGGTTTTCCTGCACCGGATTTTGACCGCAGGAACAGTGGATTACGACGTGCTGGATGTCCTCAAAAGACGCGGCGCGACTCAAGACCAGATCACGGAAGCCGTGAGAGTAAGATTGCAGAGGGCCGCATGACGGACGACTTGGAAGCGAGATTGGCGGCGCACAAAGACAAGCGCAAACTGGAGGGCATCGGTCTTGCTGACAGCGCCCTGCAAGGCGTCACCGTCAGCTTTCTGGCGCAGGTTTTCCGCATGGACCCGGCCAAGGTCAAACGCCTTCTGGTCAACTGCCCGATCAAGGAGACTCGGAAGCGGGGCACCACCCAGACGCAGCACCTCTACGATCTGGCGCAGGCTTCACAATACCTCGTGGAGCCGAAGATCAGCGTCGAGGAAGTGTTGGCGCAGATCAAGCGGGAAGACCTCCCACCAGCCATCAACACCGCCTTCTGGGACGCGCAGTTGAAGCGGCAGAAGTGGGAAGAGAACGCCGGGCAGCTTTGGAGGACCGAGACGATCCGGTCTGTGATCGGTGGCATGTTCCAGACGATCAAGTTCACGATCCAACTCTGGGCGGATACCATCGAACGGCAGAAGGGACTCTCGGAGGAACAGCGCGATCTGCTGAACGACATGACGGACCAGCTACAGCAGCAGATATTCGTCAGCCTCGAAGAGAACGCCCGCAACACCATGACCGGGCCGCAGATCGCCGAGTTGAACGACATGCTCGACCGGGCACGGCAGGGGGTTAAGGTCGTGCTCAACACAGCCCTGATTGAAGGGGAGGGTTCCGATGTCGATGATGACTTCGCAGACCTCATTTGAGTTCTCCCTTGAACAACTGATCCTTGAATCTGCCGAGGCCGTTCGCCCGGCAAAGCGGATGTCGATCTCTCAGGCCGCAGAAGAATACAGGCATCTGAACAACCCCGGCTCCTATGTGGGGCCGTGGTTGAACGAGGTCACGCCCTACCTCGTCGAACCGATGGACGTCCTGCAAAGCCAGAAGTTCACCGGCATGGCGTTTGCCGGGCCAGCGCAGACCGGCAAGACCGACATGGTCATAAATTGGGTCACATACTCGACTATCTGCGACCCCGCCGACATGATGATCGTCCAGACCTCGCAGACCACGTCGCGCGACTTCTCGATCCGTCGGGTTGACCGTCTGCACCGGCACAGCCCTGCCGTCGGCGCGATGCTGGCTGCGGGTACCCAGAGCGACAACACCTTCGACAAGCAGTATCGCAGCGGCATGATGCTTTCGATGTCGTGGCCCGCGATCAACGAACTCTCAGGTAAGCCGATCCCTCGCCTGTGGCTGACGGACTATGACCGGATGCCACAGAACATCGACGGCGAGGGTTCACCGTTCTCTCTCGCCCGGAAGCGGGCCACGACCTTCCGCAGTCATGGCATGTGCGCGGCTGAATCGTCGCCCGGCTACGAGGTGGAGAACCCTAAGTGGATCAAGACCTCACCTCATGAAGCACCCCCGACCAAGGGTATTCTGGCGATCTATAATCAAGGCGACCGGCGGCTCTGGTATTGGCAATGCGTGGACTGCCGGAAGTGGTTTGAGCCAGACTTCGAGTTGCTGGTCTACCCCGACATTGACGACGCCATGGAAGCTGCCGAGAGCGCGCATCTCTGCTGCCCGCATTGTGAGGCCGTCTACCATCACGACCCCGTAGATGGCAGACCCGGCAAGCACGAGTTGAACAAGGCCGGGAAGTGGGTTCCAGACAACTGCTGGATCGACGAGAACGGCGACATCCACGGAAAACCGATTCGGAGCACCATCGCCTCCTTCTGGCTCAAGGGTGTGGCGGCAGCTTTCTCCGACTGGAAGACGCTGGTTTTCAACTTCATCACGGCGGAACGGGAATACGAGAGCAACCAGTCCGAAGAGGCTCTCAAGACGACGGTGAACACCGATCAGGGCAAGCCCTATGTCCCGAAGTCCATGCGGAACGACCGGGTGCCAGAGGTCCTGAAAGCGCGGGCGAAGCCTCTTGCGAAGCGGGAGGTCCCGATGGGCGTCCGGTTCTTGATCGCCTGTATCGACGTCCAGAAGAACCGCTTCGTGGTGCAGGTTCACGGCATCCATGCCAACCGGGACATCTCCGTCATCGACCGTTTCGAGATCAAGAAGTCCAAGCGCAAGGATGCTGACGGTGAGCGGCATTGGGTCAACCCCGGCGCGCACCCAGAGGACTGGAAGCTGATCGTGGAAGAGGTCATGGAGAAGACCTATCCTCTGATCGACGGTTCGGGCCGCCACATGGGCATCAAGATGACCGTGTCGGACTCCGGCGGTAAAGAGGGCACGACCGCGAACGCCTATGACTTCTACCGCTGGCTCAAGTATGGCGACCGGGAGGAAGAGGGGACTTCGAGCGGGGACGACGAGGCACAGTATCTCTGGAAGCCGGGCCTCGCCGGGCGTTTCATGCTCTTGAAGGGTGCTTCGACCAAGACCGCGCCACGGGTGGCCCTGTCGTATCCTGACAGCCAGCGGAAAGACCGCCACGCAGGAGCGCGCGGAGAGGTCCCCGTGCTGATGATGAACACTAATACGTTGAAGGATTCTCTAAGCCACATGCTCGACCGCGTGGAGCCGGGCAATGGCGTCCTGTTCCCTGACTGGCTGGACGACAACTTCTTCATCGAACTGACCGTCGAGGTCCGCGATCCGGCGAAGGGCTGGATCAATCCCAAGCGTTTCCGCAACGAAAGCTGGGACCTCCTGACCTACTGTCTGGCAGCGCAGTTGACGGCGGGCATCAATATCGAGCATATTAACTGGCAAGACCCACCACCATGGGCCGAGGATTGGGGCGCAAACGATCTGGTATTCGACCCGGAAGTAGAGGATAAGCCCTTCGACGCCGTGCCGAAAAATCGGCGATCCCTGAAAGAACTTGCGTCCGCTCTCGCATGAGGTAACAGATGGCCCTGACAGCAGAAGAGACCACCCTTTACACGACACGATTGGCGGAGGCCGAGGCGGCCCTTCATCAGCTTATGATGGGGACGCAGGCCCGCACTTTCGTCGATCAGAACGGCGAACGTGTCGAGTTCACCGCAGGCAATTCGCAAAAACTCCGGGCCTATATCTACGAGTTGAAGATGAAACTCGGCAAGGTCTCTTCGTGTGGCCCAATGAGAGTGAGCATGATCTGATGAAGGTATCCGTATTGAACGATCCTGACATGGCCGAAGTCGCCCGCGACATCGAACAGCTTGTCGGACCCCGCGCCCGTGAGATGGCGTTCTCCGGGGCATATGACAGCGCGGCCCGGTTCTCGAAGCAGATCGACACATGGTCCCCGCCTCTGCAATCTGCCGATGCCGACATCCTGCCCGAGAAGAGTTTGCTGGATGCCCGGTCGCGCGATCTTGGCCGCAATGATGCCTACATCGCGGGTGGTGAACAACTCCACAAGGACGCCATCGTCGGGCATATGTATATGCTGAACGCCAAGCCGTCGATTCGCATCCTTGGATGGGATGAGTCCCGCGCGGAAGAGTTTCAGGAAGAGGTCGAGGCGAAGTTTCAGGTCTGGGCAGACAGCCCCCATAATTGGGTGGACGCCCGGCGCAAGCACGATCTGACCGAACTGATCCGGCTGGCTGTCGGAGTCTTCGTCTACGGCGGTGAGGTCCTCGCTACCTGCGAGTGGATCGACACGAAACGCCGGGAGTTCCGCACAGCGATCCAGATGATCGACCCGGATCGTCTGGAGACGCCCTATACCGAGATGGGGAACCCGAACGTCAAGGGTGGCATCAAGTTCGATTCCTACGGCGGCGCAGTATCCGCGTTCATCCGCACACGCCACCCCCGAGAGTATATGCGGAACCTCGCATACCCCGACATGCTGGACTTCAAAGAGGTTGGCTTCCAGAAGCCGTGGGGCCGTCAGCAGGTCATCCACATCATCAACGACAAGCGAGTGGACCAGAGCCGGGCTGTGTCCGACATTGCCTCCAGCCTCCGGGAACTGGCGATCACGAAGAAGTTTCGGGATGTCACCCTCCAGAACGCTGTGGTAAACGCCACCTATGCTGCGTCAATCGAAAGCGAACTGCCGTCCGAGGTTGTCTTTCAACAGATGGGGCAAGGCTCCAGCGCGGGCAACGCTGTGACCAACTACGCCGAGGACTATCTGGCCGCTGTCGGAGAGTATGTGGCGTCGTCCAAGAACATGAAGATCGACGGCGTCCGTATCCCCCATCTCTTCCCCGGCACCAAGTTGAAGATGCAGCCTGCCGGGACGCCCGGTGGCGTGGGTCAGGACTTCGAGACCTCCCTTCTTCGCTACATCGCTGTAGCCCTGAACGTCAGCTACGAGGAACTGAGCCGCGACTACTCCAAGACGAACTATTCGTCGGCCCGCGCGGCCATGACCCAGACGTGGCGGTTCATGCAGTCCCGCAAGAAGATCGTCGCCGACAAGATGGCGAACTATGTCTACCGTCTCTGGCTGGAAGAAGCGATCAACGCGGATCAGATCGAATCCTTCCGGGCACGGGACGCGGGGCTTCTCTACACCAATGGCCACCAGAACCTCATGTTCGATGCCCTGACCGGCGCGGACTGGATCGGCGCATCGCGCGGCCAGATCGACGAACTCAAGGAGACGCAGGCTGCCGTGCTGCGGATCAAGTATGGCCTCTCCACGCACGAGGACGAACTATCCCGGCTTGGCAAGGACTGGAGAAAGGTCTACGTTCAGTTGGAACGTGAGGCGAAAGAGCGCGAACTGCGTCACATCGAACTCTACGAGGACAACAGCGTGAACGCGGCCTCCGGGACAACACGGGAAGCCGACAGCGACGAGAAGGAAGCGGGCGATGACAAAGAGGAATGACGGCGGTAGCCTCATGGCCCGCATGGCGCAAAGCCCCCTTCTTCTCCGTCCGGGCAGCGAGGACCTCTTCACCCACACCATCCTTGAGGATGCAGGCGCACCCCAAGTATGACGACGCCATGACCGTGTCGGCCCAGACGGACGACTTCTGGGATGACGACGACGAGTGGATCAGCTATCTGCGCCCCTACAACGTGAAAGATGGCATCCTGACGATCCCGGTTCACGGCGTCCTCATGAACCGCCTGAGCATCACATGGGCGGGATGGGTCACGGGCTACCAGTATATCGAGCGCGCGGTGGAGCGCGGCTTGGAAGACCCCGAGGTTCGGGGCATCGCCTTCGACATCGACTCCCCCGGCGGCGAGGTCTCCGGTAACTTCCAGTTGGTCGAACGGATCGCGGCGCAGCGCGGCGTCAAGCCGATGATCGCTTTTGCCAATGACCACGCCTACTCGGCGGCCTACAGCATCGCCACGGCGTCGGACGAGATCGTCTTGAGCCGGTCGGGCGGCGTCGGTTCCGTGGGCGTTGTCACCATGCACATCGACGTCAGCGAAGCCCTCGGCAAGCAAGGCGTCAAGGTCACGTTCATCTATGCGGGCAAGCACAAGGTGGACGGGAACCCCTATGAACAGTTGCCTGACGCGGTGAAAGACCGTATTCAGGAAAGGATCGACCGTGTCTACGGTGAGTTTGTGTCCCTTGTGGCGGCAAACCGTGATATGGAAGAGGACGCGGTTCGGGCAACCGAGGCGCTGACATACGACGCATCGAACGCTGTTGAAGTTGGTTTCGCAGATCGGATTGGTGCTATGGATGAAGAGATGGCCGCGTTTTCGCAACAGGCCCAGATGGAGACAGAGCAAATGGCTTTGACAACTCAGAAGAACTCGGCTGCTGCACCGGAAAGCGGCACCTTCACGCAGGAACAGATGGACGCGGCAGTCGCAACGGCCCGTCAGGAGGGCATGGAAGCAGGCGCAGTCGCAGAGCGCGAACGCACCAGCGCCATCCTCGACAGCGAAGAGGCGAAGAAACGCCCGACCGCTGCCCGCGCCCTCGCCGACTCCGGCATGGACGCGGCGACCGCGAAAGCGGCCTTGGCCAAGATGCCCGAGGAAGTCGCCGCCGAGGCACCGAAGAAGGAAGAGGCCACCACCTCCCCGGCTCCGACCCCCTTCGCCGCCGTCATGGAAGGCACCGGCCCGCAGGTCGGCGCAGACGTGACCGGACCCGAAGGCCACCGGGAAAGTTGGTGCCGACGATCTGCTGGGGGCTTTTGCCATGCAGACGGGCCGCGATCTTCGTCCGAAGAAAGCATCGTAGCCGGGGAACCGGCGCAACCTTTCAATAGCAGGAGAAATGACATGGCTGTTGATAACAAAGTCCCCTACGGCTCCCCCGGCGAAGCTGGCTTCGAGAAGGAGTCTTGGGGCAACCGGCAGAACTGGCAGTTCGGCGATACCCCGGCACTGACGACCAAATATATCACGGTCACAGCCACGGGGGCTGATCGTGTGATCGCCTTCCTCGACGTCCTGAACACCACGGGCGGCGCAGCGGCACAGGATGGGGCCACACCGGCTCTCAAAGCCAACTACATCGCGGCTGCCGGGGTCACAATCCCCGACGGGAGCACGGCCAGCGTCCCCGTCTATGTGCAGGGGCACTTCGACATGGACGCCCTCGGCTGGGCGGCCACCTATGACACGGATGCGAAGAAAGAGGCGGCCTTCCAAGGGTCCATCTCGCCGACGATCTTCGTCTCCAAATCGAAGCACAACTCGGATGCGATCTACCCGTAAGCGGGTAGGCTCCATCTGGTTCAGAACAGGCAGAAAGGAACTCAGCCTATGTCCCTTGCGAACAACATCTATGACACCTCGACCCTGCTGGGGACGATGCGTCATATGGAACCCCCCTCGAATTACTGGTTGAGCCTCTGCTTTGGTTCGACGGTCCAGTTCGGACCGAAGAGATCGACTTCTCCAAGTTGCAGGAGAATCGCAAGATCGCCCCGCTGGTCGTGCCGACCGCGCAGGGTGTGCCGATCTACAGCGCAGCCGAAGAGCGCGCGTCCCTGAAACCTGCCTACGTCAAGCCCAAGGATACCGTGTCCGCTTCGCGCGTCATCCGCCGGGCCGCTGGTTTCGGCGAACTGAACTCCAGCGCGCCGATGACGCCGCAGCAGCGTTACATGGCCATCGTTGCCGACATCCTGCGTCAGCACCGGGAAGCCATCGAACGTCGCTGGGAATGGATGGCCGCAGAGGCCGTTCTGAACGGCGCTGTGACGCTGGAAGATGACAACTACCCCCGCAAGGTGGTGGACTTCCAACGCGCCGCTGGCCACACGGTCACGCTGACCACCGGCAACTTCTGGGGCGATGCGGGCGTGTCGATCCTCGGCCTGCTGGAAACGTGGAAGAAGGTCATGCGCCGGGCCAAGCACGGCGGCGTTGCCAACCGTCTGACGGTCGGCGTCGATGCGTGGGAAGTCATGCGCGCGGACACTGAAATCCGTGACTTGATCAAGACCGATTATCGCCCGGCACAGCAGGGCGGCCTTGATCTGAACTTCGGCGTCATGGAAGGTCTCGAAGTCGAATATGTCGGCAAGCTGAACGGCACCACAGAAGTTTACGTCTACTCGGATTACTATGAACTGGCTGACGGCTCCGTCACAGACTTCATGGACCCGCGCGACGTGGTTCTGACCTCGCCCAGCATCTCCGGCATCCGCTGCTTCGGTGCCATTCAGGACGTGTCGGCGGGCTTCCAGCCCCTCGCTATCTTCCCGAAGATGTGGAATCAGGAAGACCCCTCGGCGACCTTCGTGATGTCGCAGTCGGCTCCGCTGATGGTTCCGCTGAACCCGAACGCCTCGTTCCGCGCCCGCGTGGTCGCGTAACCCCCGGCCCCCTGTATAGGGGACGCCCCAGCGACGGCCCTCACGGGTCGTCGCATCACTTGACCAAGCCATTTAGGGAGAACAACAATGGCCACCGAAAAAACCTTCCGTGCGAAGACCGAAGTTCACATCACCACCACTCCGGGCAAACCCGGGCGACAAGTCCAAAGGCATCGCTCCGACCCCGCCCAAGGTCACTGTGATCCCCGCCAAAGGCCGGTTTCACCATCGACCCCGACAGCGACGTCTGCAAGAGCCTGCTGGCCTCCGGCGCGATCTACCCGATTGCCGACGACGAGGAGTCCAAGGCACCGCAGAAGGTCGAGGTTATCAAGACCGAGAAGCCTGCCAAGGCCGCCGGGAAGCCCGCAGCAGCGGGCAAGGCAGCCGCGAAGCCTGCTGCTGACGCCAAAGCCGAGGACGCCGGTAAGGGCGGACGATGGCAAGGGCGAAGACGGCGACGGCGAGAACATGGTCTGATCCATGGGCTTGGCTGAGATCAAAGCCACAGCGAGGCAGGCTCTCCATGATTTCATGGCACGGCCTGCCTCTTTCTATTCGTCCTCCGGCGTCCTTGTTGGACCCGTGACGGCCCGCGCCCATGCGGCCCCGAAGGTCGTCGGCGATCTGGCCGGGACGAACCTCTCTTACGCGGAGGTCCACGAGCGACCCACGACAATCGTGCTATGGCGCGAACAGATCGAAGGGGTAAACCTCCGCCGGGGCTGCATGATCATCTTTGGCGCGGACGAAGGCTGGTTCGTAGATACCGTCAAGCCACCAGACGGCCAGACGGTCACGGTCGAAGTTTCAGCACTCTCTGACGTCGCTCTTGCGGGCAAGGTCCTCCCGGATGGAACTGTGATCGGAGCCTGACATGGCCCAGAGATTCATCGTCGCGGTAGAGGGCCTGACCGAACTGGACTTCACCAAGGGGGCCGAAGAGGACATCAAGAAAGCCGCCTCTCAAGCCATCAACACCACCCTACGGAACAAGCGCGCCCGCGCGGCCAAGTTGATCCGTGATCAGGTCAACCTCCCGGCCCGGTATGTGTCGCCGTCCGGTAAGGGCCTCTATGTGGCGAAGCAGGCGTCCCCCGGTAAACTCGAAGGCATCATTCGGGCGCGCGGCAGAGCGACGAGCCTCGCCCAATTCGTCCAAGGCAGCCCGCGTGTCGGCAAGGCCGGTGTGGTCGTCGAGGTGCATCCGGGCAAGGCCAAGTTCTTGAAGCGGGTGTTCCCGATCAAGCTGCCACAGGGTAGCGCAGATGTCGCCACGAAGTATAACCTCGGACTGGCGATCCGACTCCGCCCCGGCGAAAAGTTGGATCGGAAAGTCACCGCCCGGTCAGTAAGCAAGGGCCTATATGTTCTCTACGGTCCATCGGTCGATCAGGTCTTTCGGTCCCTAGATGGCTCCGGCGTTGCCAACGACCTCGTAAGTGAGATAGAAAGGGACTTGTCAGAAGAGTTCCTTCGACTGCTGGAGTTGTAAATGCCGACCCTTGCCCACCCTCTCCGACTGGAAATCCTTGTAAGGATGTGCGAACTGCTTCGCACGATCACGCCGGGCAACGGCTATGTCACGGACTTTTCAGGCGCAGAGGGCACGGAGGACAATCGAGTGTTCCGGGGCCGGGCCATCTTCGGCGAGGGCGATCCGCTCCCGATGCTGTCCGTTCTGGAAAAGTCCGATCCCCCTCGACCAGCTTCCTTCCCCGGTGGATTCCGGCTACAACACCGGATCGTGGGAACTGATGATCCAAGGGTTCTTGGAAGACGACAAAGCGAATCCGACTGACCCGGCCCACATTGCGCTGGCAGACGTCAAGAAATGTCTCGCTCTGGAGAGCAAGAAGGTCTCCGGTCGGCGCGCAGAAGACGGCCCCTTCGGTCTTGGCGACAGTGTGCTCAAGATCACCATCGGGACAGGGGTTGTTCGGCCTCCCGATGAAATCTCGGCCAAGGCGTATTTTTGGCTTCTCATAGTCCTCGATATAGCCGAGGATGTCACCGAACCCTACGCGTTTAACTCAGCAGAAAGGTCATCACCATGGCTCGTAACTACACGCTCGGACGCGGTAAAGTCCACTTCGCCCGCTTCAAGCCCGGCACTCAGGTTCCCGATGGTTTCTTCTATATCGGGAACACCCCGGAGTTCTCTCTGACCATCGAGTCGGAGTCTCTGGACCACTTCTCGTCCGACGAAGGCATCCGCGAAAAGGATGACAGCGTCCCGCTGGAAGTGAACCGCACCGGGTCTCTGACCACGGACAACATCGACCCCGAGAACGTCGCGCTGTTCTTCTTCGGTTCGTCGTCGGTGATCACGCAGGCCGCCGTCGCGTCCGCGACCGAAACGCTCACCGGGATCAAAGCGGGCCACAGCTACAAGCTGGGCGTTGGTCCGACCAACCCGGCAGGCTACATGGGCATCGACACGACCGGCTTCACCGTCGAGGTCGGCGTCACTCCGCTGGTGGTCGATGTGGACTACACCATGGACTTCGACAACGGTGTGATCACCTTCCTGCCCGACTCCGTTCTGGCCGTTGACGCTGCCGACGTGGATGTGACCTATGCGGTTGCTGCCTCGACCCGGTCGCGCGTGATCTCTGGCTCTGAGCCGGTCGAGGGCGCGATGATGTATATCACCAAAAACCCCAAGGGCACGGACTGCACGTTCTATATGCCCTATGTGAAGGTGATGCCGAACGGCGACTACGCCCTGAAAGGCGACGAGTGGCAGCAAATTCCGCTGGCGCTGGAAGTGCTGAAACCCCTGACCGGGGAGGCCATCTACCGTGACGGCACCCCCACGATGACCCCGTAAGCAGGAGAAAAAGGTATGGGACTGCGCGACATTACAATCCACCAGACCACAGTGAAATACCGCGATCAGGCGATCTCTGTTCGCGGCATCTCGACAGAAGACATTATGGTCGCGGCACAGGACTACGGCCCGGAGATCGCCATGATCTTCGGGAAGGTCACTTCCGGCGAGTTCGACGGCGACATCAAGAAAGCCGTCTTCAACTTCGTTCGGGAGTCCCCCGTGATCATGGCCGCGACCATCGCTCTGGCCTCGGATGACTACAGCCCGGAGTCCGTGGAGACGGCCCGCCGCCTCCCGGTCGGCGTCCAAGTCGAACTGGTCGAAGCGGTTTTCAACGAGACCTTCTACTCGGAGGCCGACGTAAAAAAGCTGCTGGAATCCCTGACAAAAGCACTGGTAGCGATCTCTGGGGTTCTGACGCAGACGACGCTACCAAGTTCGATGAATGGTATTGGGGCCTTCGCCGACAAGTTAGCCTCCTGATCGAAGCGGGGCATGTCAACGCGATACGATACCCGCTGGGCCGCCTCTACGACGAGGCGGCCTTCGTCGAAGAGAGGCAGAACGGCAGGATCATAACCGAGGCGCAGTTGCTCCAAACGGCGATCCACTCGCTCCTGTCCAAAGATGCACGGAAGCAGTTTCAAAAGCTGACGAAACAGCTTAACGTGCAGGTCAAGCCCCTCAAGGGTATTTTCGGGCAAGGAAGAGTAAATGGCCCGCAGAAACGTCGATCTGGTAATCAGCGCGAAAGATGAAGCTGAGAAGGTTCTTCGCCAGATCACGGCGGCCTTGGAAGATTTCTCGAACGCCTCGAAGGGCGTAGGTGGCAGCGCCGAGAAGACTGAGTCCTCCCTAGGTCAACTCGGCGCTGCCATCGCAGGTCTCCAGAAGAACCTCGGCGGCCTCGACATCGCAGGCAAGCTGGACTCCGAACTGCGCAACGCGGCTTTCTGGTCTGGATCGTTTGGATCGGAAGTTCGAGGAAACGCAGGCAGAGGCGCAGCAGCTTAAAGCCCGGTTCGACGAGGTCGGGGCTGCGGCGTCCCGGTTCAAGGACAAGCTGGCCGGGGCACAGGCGGCTCTTGAGCGGCAGACCGGCGCGGTAGCACGGGCAAAGAACGACCAGCGCGAACTGTCGGCGGCCTACGCGCAGGCAGAACAGGCGCAGGCCAAGCTGACAGCCCGGCAGGCGAAGCTGCCCGCCCTGATCGAGCGCCAGTCGGCAGCGTTGGACAAGGCCAAGGCCCGGTATGCGGAACTGGCCGATCAGATCGCCCGGACGGAGAACCCAAGCCGGACTCTCCAGAGCCAGTTCGAGGCATCCGGTCGGAGCCTTGCCGAGAACTCCGCACGGCTGAACAAGCTGGCCACGGAATATGGCCAGATTGGCGGCCAGATCAGGGCTGCCGGTTCGGCCATGACCATCTTCCAAGCGCAGGCACAGGCAGCCGCCACGAGCCTGAACCGGCAGGATACAGCCCTTCGGAAGATCAAGGATAACATCAAGGGCCTCGACGCCGCCGTAAAGGGCGCGACCGGGGAACAGAGCCGCCTGTCAACGCAGATCACACGGACCAAGAGTTCGTTGGACCAGCAGGAGCAATCGGTGGCCCGCGCAGAGGCCGCCTATGTCGAACTGGCTCTCTCCGCCCGGCAGGCAGACGCGCAGCTTGCCGAACTGTCTCAGCGTTCTCTTGGTCGGCTGGACGAACAGTTGGTCGAACAGGGGATCGCGGCAAGCCGGGCCAAGGCCGAGTTCAACGAACTCGACGCGGAGGCCCGCAAACTCCGGTCTGCCATCGGGGCAGTCGGGGTGCCGACACGGGAGATGGCCGCCGCTCTCGCCTTCGCCGCGCAGAAAGCCGACGAGGCTCAATTCGCCTTTCTTCTCCAGCAGGAGACGCTGGAGCGGATGGGCCGGGCCTACCGGGACGTTCAAGGCGACCTGCAATCGACTGCGGCTGTGTCCGCCCGGTTCGAGCAAGAACAGCGCGAACTCTCGACGGCCATGCGCAAGGTTGCTGACGACGGGCTGCGGCAACGGAATGTCCTGCGCGGCTTGAACGACACCTATACGCAGGCGGCGTCCGTCAGCAATCGTCTGGAGCAAACGACCAGAGGGGTCGCGGCGGCCAATGAGCGCGGGGCTTCGGCCACTAGCCGGATGGCGGCAGCCTACCGAGAGTTCTATGGCGACTCCCGCCGGTCTCTTTCCTTGCTCCAGCGTATCCGTGGTGAGGTCCTCTCGCTCGTGGCTGCCTACGGCGGCCTCTACGGTGCTATCGAGGTTCTCCGGGGCACTGTGGAAGCCTACCAGACCCTTGAGGCCGCACAGGCCCGCCTCTCCGTGGCTGTGGGTGGCGATCAGGACTTGGCTGCGCAGGAACTCGACTTCGTCCGTCGGACAGCAGATCGTCTCGGCATCTCGTTCGGTGTGCTTTCGCAGGAATACTCGAAGTTCGCCATCGCCACCAAGGAGACCCGTCTGGAGGGCGAGGCGACCCGTAAAATCTTCCTCGCCGTCGCCGAGGCCGCCCGTGTCAACCGATCCTCGACCTCTGAGATGGCAGGCGTTCTTACCGCTTTGACTCAGATTGTGTCGAAGGGTGCCGTGCAAATGGAAGAGTTGCGGCAGCAGCTTGGCGACCGTCTGCCGGGCGCTATCCGCATCATGGCCGACGGCCTTGGAGTCACAACCGAACGGCTGATCGAGATGATGGAGGCGGGCGAGGTAACATCGGACGCCCTGCTTCCGTTTGCGGACGAACTGACCAAGCGGTTCGGACCCGGTCTGGCCGATGCACTCAAGTCCACCAGCACCGCGATTGGACGTCTCGGGAACGAGGCGTTCGAGGCTCTTCTTCGGTTCGGTCAGGCAGGTTTCCTTGAGGCTTTCACTGACCTCGCTCTGACGATCACAGACACGCTCAAGTCGGCAGACTTCCAAGCCTTCTCTGACAACGCCTCGGCGGCCATGGCCAAGCTGGTAAACTTCATCGGGTTCGCTATCGAGAACTTCCGGGTGCTGGCTGCTGTGATCACGGCTTTCATTGGACTCCGACTGACGCCCATTGTGCTGGCTGTGGCCGCCACCTTCCGAGACTTCGCACGGGAGGTCAAAGTGGCTGGCGTGGCGCTGGCGACGACGGGCGCGCAGGCTCAAGGCGCAACGGGTCGTCTGGCGGCCATGACAGGGGCCGTGGGCCGCCTGCGTATCGCGCTGACCGGGTTGCTCTCGACGACCGGGATTGGCTTACTGGTGGCCGCCATTGGGGCTGGAATTGCCCTGTGGGCCACGGAGGCGGACAATGCCACGGAGGCACTGGTCGAGCACGAGGCCATCGTCGATCAGGTCAAGAACACCTAATGACGCTGTCGGCGGCTCCGTCGGAAAGTTCTCCGAAGAGATCATCAAGTCGCTCAAGGTGACGGATGCCCGGCGCAACCTTCGTGAGTTGCAAGAGGCCCTCAAGGACTCTGTCGCTGCCTTCAACACTATCGAGAACCAGCAAGGCGGCACGTTCGCCACGCGCTTCTTCGGCAAGAACCTCGGGCGCGGTGCGTCCAAGGAAATGGTCGCAGAGATCGACAAGCTGATCCAAGCTGCGAACGAAGGCGAGATCGAGATGGTCGATCTGGCCGACCGGATCGACGAAGTGGCCGAGAAGTTCGCCGATGGGGATGACGCTACCCGCCGGTATGCCGAAGGACTCGTATCTACGGCGAACCAGATCAGGGATAACGCAGAGGCCGTCCGCCGGGCTGAACTGGTGATCAAGGTTCTGACGGGAACGGTCGAAGAACAAGAGGCCGCGCTGCGGGAGTTGAACGGGACCGTCAAGGAGTCGGCGGCGTCCCAGCAGACGGCAGCCGAGAAAGCGGAGGCTTTCAACGCGGCCTTGACCGCGATCAAAGGGACCATCCCTTCCGTCAAGGAGGAACTGGACCTTCTGGAACAGTCGCAGGCATTAGAGAAGATGCTGCAAACTGCCATCCAGACCGCGCAGTCGTGGAGCGATGTGGCCGCTGCCATCGGCCTCGCCGGGCAAGCGCAAGCTGCGATTGAAGCAAAGCTGGGGCAGTCTGTTGCTGGGTTCGCACAGGGCGATACTGGCGTCGAAGCTGCTGCAAGCCTGCTGCGGGAGTTCGAGGGTTTCCGTTCGACCCCTTACTACGATGTCAACGCCTTCCGAACTGGCTTTGGATCAGACACGATCACGCTTGCAGATGGCACGATCAAGAAGGTCACGGAGGGTATGCGGGTCTCTGTGGCTGATGCCAACCGTGACCTCATTCGCAGGATCGAGACTGAGTTCGCGCCCTCCGTGGCCCGCACCGCTGGGGCCGATAGGTTCGCCAGTTTCTCGCCGCAGCAGCAAGCCGCGCTGATTTCCATTGCATATAACTATGGCAGTATTCCTGACCGAATTGCAGAAGCAGTCCGCACTGGCACCGATCAGCAGATTGCAGCCGCGATCCGTAGCCTCGGGGGAGACAACAACGGGGTCAACCGCAACCGTCGGAACCAAGAGGCCGCGCTGTTTGCTGCCGGAACCAACGTCGAGGGGGAAGTCCGGGCACAGGAGAAGCTGGACGAGGATCGTGCTCGCGCTGCGGAGGCGCGCTGCGGAGGAACGAGAGAAGGAGCGCGCGTCCACAGCAGAACGGATCGAGAATGGCAACTTCGAGATTGAACAGCAAAAGCTGATCAACGCCGGGCTGGAACGCAAAGCGGCTGTCGAAGAAGCTATCCGGGCCGCAAAGCAGGACGACCCGAACATCACCGCAGAAGAACTCGCTCTGATCAAGCAGCAGACCGAGGCGATCTACGATCTGGAAGAAGCGAAGAAGAACGCCACCACGGCCAGCGAGAGGGCCAAGGAGGCGGAGCAAGAGGTGAACAACCTTCTGGCTACCCGTGCCGCTTTGCAGGATCAGGTCAACCTCGCCGTCGAACAAGGCCGCCCGGAGCAAGCAGAGAACCTGCGCCTCAAGATCGGGGAGATCAACGCAGAACTTCTGGCGGCGATCACCAATGCCCAGAACATGTGGAAGGCGGTGGGTGGCAGCGAAGCCGAGGCGGCGATTCAGAAACTCGAAGCGGCCAAGATCGAGACGCAGAACTTCAACTTTGAGGCTGGCAAGACCTATCTCCAGTGGAACCGTGTCGCGGACTTGTTCGTGACGGGTCTGGCCAGCGCCTTCGATACCTTTGCCCAGAAGGTCGCGGAGGGCGAGAGCGCCGGAGAGGCCGCCCGGCAGGCGTTCCTCAAGTTCGCCTCTGACTTCCTGATCCAGATCGCCCAGTGATCATCCAGCAGGCGATCTTCAACGCCCTCAAGGCTGCGTTCGGCGGGACTCCGTTCGGCAACCTGATCGGTATTGGCACAGCCCACACGGGCGGCCTGATCGGCAGTTCTCGGGCAGGCTCCGGCAACTCCACGCGCAAGGTCAGCCCGGCGATGTTCGCGGCGGCCCCGCGCTACCACACTGGCGGCATCATCGGCCTCAAGCCCGGCGAGGTGCCGATCATTGCCAAGCAGGGGGAAGAGATGCTGACCCGGGACGATCCCCGGCACATGCTGAATGGTGGCGGTAAGAGCGGCGGAGCGGCGGCGCAGAAGGCCATGACCATCATCAACACGTTCGACCCGGCAGAGGCCGTGGAACGTGCTCTGGCGACCCCGCGCGGCGAAGAGGTTCTGGTCAACGCAGTCCGGTCTGCCCGGACAGAGGTTAAGGCGGCTCTCGGCTGATGAAGGTATATGATCGCAACGACAGGATCGCGGTGCCGCGCCCGAACTGGTCCAACCCCGTCACGGTGGACTACAGCTTCCAGACGAGCATCTTCCGGTCCCGGAACGGTATGGAGCGCCGTGAAGCGATGCGGCAGGACGCCCGCGTCTCGATCCAGTATCTCTGTGCCCTGAAACCGACCGGCATGATGCGCCACATGGCCGACATGCAGGCAGCCCCGGCAGAACCGTTCTGGGTGCCGACCCGGTGGCGCAGGACGTCCCTGTCGGCGTTGGCGCTGCTGGACCAGCCCGTGCTGGAGGTGGCCTCTGTGCCCTTCTGGCTGGTGGCCGGGCAGCGTGTGGTGATCACTGACGGATCGACCGAAGAGGCTGCCGTGGTGCTGTCTGTTGTAGACCAGACGGTGACGCTGGAGTCTGATCTATCTGTCTCGTTCCCGGCAGGGGCCGAGGTGATGGCGGCCAGCTTCGCCCGCGTGGCCTCGCAGTCGGAGTTTCAGGCCCTCACCGGGCAGCTATGGACTGCCAACATCCGGTTTGACGAGGTGCCCGGCAGCGCCCCACAGCCCGCGCCCAGCTACACCCCCACGACGTTCGAGGGGCGGCAGGTGCTCATGACCAAGCCGAACTGGAGGTCCCCGGTCAGAAACGGGCTGGAGGCGGCACTGGAGACGCTGGACTCAGGGCGCGGCATACCGCACGTCACGACGCACGAGATCGACATCACGCGCACGGAGCGCATGGGCTTTACCGGCATGAGCGCCGAGGCCACCGATCTTCTCATCGCCTTCTTCCTCTGGCACAAGGGTCAGCGGACAGGGTTCTTCGTGCCCTCTTGGCAGTATGACATTGTGCCCAAGGTGGCATCGACTCTTGGTTCCTCCACACTTCTGGTCGAGGGGATCGAGTTTGCCGAGGCTTACACCGGCAGCCTCACCTTCGATGTGGTCATGGTCACGTTCCCCAACGGGGAGCATCAGATCAACAGGATCGCCAGTCACGAGATCGTAGGGTTTGACAGTCAGGCCAACATGGTAGATGAATGGCAACAAGAGGTTGGCGTTGGTGCAAGAGTATCCTTTTGCAGCCTCGTCCGTTTTGCAACGGATACCCTCTCCGTCCGGTGGATCACCAGTGAAGCGTCGGAGGTGGAGTTCGCGTTGCGGACCATTCAAAACGTGGAGGTGGCCTGATGGCGATCAATGACTATGAGGGAAGCATCGACCGGGGGCAGCAGGTTGAACTCTACCAGTTCATCTATGGCGCTTCCGGGGAGGAATACCTTTACACCGACGGCAGCAGCGAAGTCGTGCTGGACGAGAAGACATACTCCACCTTGGCGATCAAGCGTGACAAGATCAGGAGCAAGGGCGACCTCTCCGGTCGGGAGGTCAAGATCGAGGTTCCCTCGAACTCGGAGATCGCTGACCTCTTCCGCATCTTCCCTCCGGGCCGTGTGGTCAGCGTGATCATCCGGCAAGGGCACCTTGCGAACCCTGATGATCCCCCGGAGTTCGAGGGTGGAAACTTTGGCGTGGTCTGGACTGGCCGAATCCTCGAAGCATCTCGCCGGGCGAATACGACGACACTGACCTGCGAGTCGCTGGGGGCAGGGATGCGACGGACCGGATTGCGCCGTCACTACCAATGGTCCTGCCCGCACGTCCTCTATGGCCCTGATTGCCGGGCCGCGAAGAACGGCAACACGGGGACCGTGACAGCCATAAACGGGAACCGGATCACACTGATAGGGGCTTGGTCTGGCGGCAATGCGCCAGTCAACTTCATCGGCGGCATGGTCGAGTGGGCGGGAACGTCCGGGCTGGAAGCGCGTGGCATCCTGCGCGTAGAGGATGGCGGCGTGATCGTGATCTCAGGCCCCCCGGTGGGCCTTGAAGTCGGGGAGAATGTGGACGTGTTCGTGGGTTGCCCACACACCGTCGAGGGCTGTGAGACGCTCCACAACAACATCGTCAATTATGGCGGGCAGCCTTGGATTCCCACGACAGGGAACCCCGTCGGAAAGAACAACCACGTCTGAGGATAAGCCATGCCTATTCCTTTTCTTCTCCAACTCGCTATCGGTATCGGCCTCGCCTATGTCGGCTACCTGCTTATGCCGAAGCCCAAGCCCCCGAAACCCCCATCGGTCGAAGACCTCGAAAGCCCCACGGCGGAAGCGGGGCGACCGATCCCGGCGATCTTTGGTTCGATGACTATCGCAAGCCCCAACAACATGGGGTATTGGGATAAAGAGGTCGTGACCCGGAAGGTCGGGGGAGGCAAGAAGTGACCGATATGCTGACGATGGAGGATGTGAGGAAGTCTGGCTTTTGTGTGCGAGGGGCCAAGGCCCATTGCACCGAACTCGGAATCGACTTCAAGGGACTCGTGAAGAACGGGTTTCCTTTGGCCGAGGCAGAGGCTATCCAAGACGCTCACGTCCAACGGATCGTGGCAGTAGCAAAGAAGAGGATCGCAGATGGGCGGCGGCGGTAAGAAGCAGAAGCCAGAGGTCTACGACTTCCTGATGTCCATCGACTATGGCCTCTGCTACGGCCCCGTGGATCAGTTCAATCAGGTATGGGTTAAGGACAAGCCGATCTGGTGTGGCGCGGCCTACGAAAGAACCGACATCGAAGTGAACCAGCCTGAACTGTTCGGTGGGGATACCGGCGAGGGGGGCGTGGTCGGCACGGTCGAGTTGTATACCGGCGACAACGAACAGAGGTCTTCCGCGCAGCTTGGAGGCCGTGTGGGCCGGGACGTCTACACCATGCCGGGCTACCGGGGCCTCGCCCATATGTTCTTCCGAGGCAATCTTGGGGCCAATGAGCCGGTTCGGCGCAGGTTCTCCATGATCGACTTCTTCACCTTCAACATCTTCTACGGCAAGGCCCGGCGGGGGTTCCGCTGGACCACGAACAACCCGTATCTGCCAGAGGTCAAGGCGAGTGTGACGCGGCTGCCCAAGAGCCTTCCGACCAACTTCGCCATCTACCGCCCGATCCTCGACGAGAGCGGCAACCCTGTGGAGGACCCGAACGCGGGGGGCACCAAGCCTGATGGCCTGATTGATTGGGGCCTCCCGACAAGGGGACATCCCCGTCTACTACCGGGCCGATCTCCCGGAACAAGAGGGGAAGTTCCCTTGGCTTGCGTCCAGCTTCGCCAACCTCTCTGACGAAACGATAGAAATTGGCCGGGAGAGCGGATGGGAGCCTCGGGTCGAGATCGTCCAAACGAGGACATTCGGGACCAGCGGCATTGTCAGGAGCACCGAAGTAGTCGTCACGGTGAAAGAGTATGCCGCCAACGACACGGAAGTCGCTTCACACACGATTGAAGCTGACGGTCTGAGTCCGACGTTCACGAGGACCATTGATCTGCATCCTTCCACTCGGACGTTAAAGTATGTTATGACTGTCCAATCCTACGACGGGACCGGCGATCTGATCCCCAGCGGCGTCACGACGATTGACGGCCTGACACAAGCCTTCATCAAGTTTGCAAAGAGGGAGGGTGGACCGGCAAGCGGTAGGATGAACTGGTCAACTGCTGCCAACCCTTCCCTTGAGACGGATTTCACGACTGTCGATCTGTATGGCCTCGGGTTCACTCAAGAGACCATTGACGCAGGCGGCGTGGGTTTCGCGGCAAGCTGTGTCTACGGGGCGTGGGAAACTCCCATCGGCGGGAACGCAGCGCATAACTGGACAGGTTCTCTCCGCTTTTCGGGGTATGGTCAGTTAGAGAACGGCGACGTAGACTACTCTGCCCCCGTCGGGATGAAGAACCTCGAAGGCGTTGTCCAGACCAGCATGGATATATCGGGAACCGGGTTCCGGCTCGTGAAGCCGAAGTCGTTCATCATCCAACCGGGGACTCGGTATGTGGTTTTCGTGGGGACGGCTTACCATGCCTTGCCCCTCTTCTCCTATGTCACCGCACGGGCTGCGGATTGGGTGATCTTCGGCGGTGGCGAGACCGTGTCGTCCCTCCACTGTAACGTGGATCGAACTCTCGGAAACCTCCCTGACGCAAACCCGGCGCAGATCATCTATGAGTGCATGATCAACCCGACATTCGGGAAGGGCGAAGACCCGGCCATGATCGACACGGGCAGCTTCTTGAACGCAGCGGTAGCCCTGCGCGATGAGTTCTTTGGCCTGTCGATGGGCTGGTTCGCTCAGGACACGATTGAGAAGTTCATCCAAGAGGTCCTAGACCACATCCAAGCGTTCCTCTTCCAAGACCCCGGCACCGGCAAGTGGGTGCTCAAACTCCTGCGGGACGACTATACCCTCGTCGGGGCCATGCACATCGACAGTTCCAATGCGGACATGACCAACCAGAAGCGGGAAGGCATGGAGTGAGACGGTCAACGAGATCGTCGTCAGCTATACGGACCCGGACACTGAGAAAGAAGCCACGGTGGTGAGCCACAATCTCGGCAACATCGCCATGAACGGGGGCGTGATCAGCGAGACGCGGAACTACTACGGCATCCGCAATCCGATCCTCGCCAAGATCGTGGCCGACCGGGATGTCCTTGCTGCGGGCTATCCGGTCTTCGTCTGTCAAGCCAAGGTGGATCGGACCTTCTGGCGCGTCCGTCCGGGCGATGTCGTGACCCTGTCGTGGCCGGAAGAGGGGCTGGTGAACGCCGTCATGCGCGTCATGGGCGTGGACTATGGCAGCCCGCAAGACCGGACCATCACCCTTGACCTGTCCGAAGACATCTTTGCGATGGAACAGACAGCCTACGCCAACAGCCAGCAGGGCTTGCTGGAGACCGACCGGGTCGAAGCGCCCCCCTCGACCGAGAGATGATCATCACGGCACCCTTGCCCGCCATGGTGCAGTCTGGCCTCACCGTGGAAGAGATCGACGCTGACGAGCCTGTCATCACGGCCCTGATCATGGCCGACAGCGAGTCTAAGCCGCTGAACGTGCAGGTCCACACGGAGGTGGTCAAGGCCAACGGCGAGTTCGTGATCGAGAAGGTCACGTCCGCCCCCCGACGGCGTCCTCGACGCTGGAGGCCGATCTGGTGCCAGAGGTGAGGTCTGTCCTGTCCGCCGGGCTGATCGAACTTCTGCTTCGGGGCAACCAAGATTTTGGCGACCTGCTGATGATTGGTGATCAGGAGGCAGGGTGCGAGATCGTCATGCTCGACTCGTTCGACGAAGAAGCCGAGGAATGGACCGTCGTTCGCGGTGTCTGGGACACGGTGCCCGTGGCGTGGGCAGAAGGCACCTTGATCTGGGCGTTCTCTTTTGGGCCGTCGCGTTCGGACCCCTCGGAGCGGGTTTCAGGGGAGACCCGAATTTACAGGCTGCTGCCCAAGACCAGCTTCAATCGCCTGCCCTACGAGGAAGCGTCAGACATTGAAGTCACTTTCACGGAGCGACCATTCGCCCCCTTCCGGCCCGCGAACTGCCAGCTTGACGGGACTGGCTTCGTGGGGGTGGATTATTCCATCGAAGTGACGACCGACCCGCTACCGGCCACCATCGCCGCGACATGGTCGAACCGGAATCGGCAGACCGAGGACAGTCTGATTCCCGCGTGGGATGACATGGGCGTGGCTGCCGAGGTCGGGCAGACTACGGTGCTCCGCATCTACAACATCGACGGGGAGTTCTCCCACGAGATCACAGGTCTTACCGGGGAAAGCTATGACATCCCTATCGCTGCGTTCGACCCAATCAACAGGGGCACGGTCCAGTTCGTATCGGAGCGCGACGGGATACGGTCTCTCTGGGGCGTCCACATCCCGTTCGACATTCGCCGCACTGGCTACGGCCTCAAGTATGGTCTAAACTATGGCATCTAATGGAGGTCACATCTGATGGCTGGAGAAAGAACACTTCCGGGGCTTGGCCTCACAGGCTTCTGGGACCTCGGAGACGACGGCTGGAAGCCCGGCATGGACGAGAACCTGTCGCAGCTATCCGCGCTGGTGCAGCCGTTCATTGCCAGCGTGGAAGCGGCGGAGCCGGGGGCACCGGCAGACGGTGACATCCACATCGCCAGCGTGGCTTGGGGCGGCATCGCCTTGGCGAACGACATCGTCATCCGCGACAACGGCGAGTGGGTGGCCCTCACGCCCACAGAGGGCTGGAGGGTCTACAACAGGGCGCTGAACAAGGAGATGCGCTTCACCGGCACGGAGTGGATTTTCTCGTCCGATCCGAGGTTCATCGTGGACGCCAACAACACCTATGACCTGACCGACGACATCCTCGACGGGCGGACGATCCTTGAACTGTCGAACGCGGGCGCGGTGCCCTTGAACATTCCCACGGGCCTGATCGGTATGGGTCCGCTGACCGTGATCAACATAGGTGGCGGTGACATCGCTGTGAACCCCGGCTGGGGGCGTCACGATGCAGGCGACCAACACCAACCTGAAAGCCCAATGGGGCTGGATCACAATCATTCCACGGGGCGCTGACGTCTACCATGTCGGTGGGAACTTGGAGGCCGCCTGATGACCACGCTCACATGGCTACAGCCCCTCTGGGGGGCCTCGGCGCAGGTCGGTGGTGGCGCTGCCGTCGCGGCCAGCGGGTGCTCATTCATGCTGAGTGCGATCCAGAGCGGGATGAACGGCTCATCGACTCCCTTGCGGTTCAACGGTTCCGAACCGGACAACGGCGGCAGCTTCATCGCTCCGTTCGCCATGCGCCTGAAATCCATGGCTCACCGGAATACGAGGGTGGGGGGACTGCGCGAAGCCATCTCGTTCTCGATCCGGCTGAACCGGACGGTCACGACGCTGATCGGGGGAGAGGCTGCTGGCTACGAGGGGTCCGCGTTCTACGACGCCGATGTCGAGATTGCAGAAGGTGACGAGGTTGAACTGATCTACGCCTCTGGCAACAACTTCTCCATGGACGTGAGCACCAGCTTCTATTTTGAGCGCGACGGGGACACGTCCTCGGCCCCCTTCTGGTTTACATTCGGCGCTGGCAACAATACAGACCAGATCGCCACTGAGACCTTTGCCATCCGTCGGATTGGTATGTCATTCGACAACCCCACCACGGTGGAACACACGGTAACGGTCGTCAAGGACGGGGTATCCCAGACCATTGGAACGATCCCCATCGGGGAGACTGGCGCGGTGTTCTCCGACGTCGATATAGTCATCCTGCGCGGGGAGACTTTCAACGCCAAGACGTCTGGCTTCGCGTCCGACGGTGGTATCGTTACGTTGGAAAACGAGATCATCGGTGCGAACGTGATCAAAGGCGACTCGCTGATGCTGTTCACGGATAACGACGGGAACTCGGCACAGGCTCTCCCGGATGGCCGGATGGTCTGCCCGTGTCCCGGACTGATCAAGAGCGTCTCGGCGCGGGTCGGGGGCTTTGCGGGGTTCTCCCGGGGACGTTCTTGTCTCCCGGAACGGTGCTGCGAACGAGGTCTTGGCATCGAACATCGCTTGGGGGTTCCGTCGAGGACGCGAACTATGCTTTCGAGGCTGGAGACGAGTTGTCGTTCTCCCACACCGGGACAGGGACGACGGGCATGTCGATCCAAGTCACCTTGGGTTTTGAGTTCGACGATCTCGACAACATCGACACGTCCTATACCCACGTCCCGGTCAGCGAACCTGTCCCCTATGGCGCGGTCGATGTCTTCTACACGGGTTACACCACCAACAACAACTCGGCGGGCATCCTCAAGGGGAACATCTTCACGCCGCGCGGCCAGCGGGAAGGTCACTCGCCTGCGGGGCAACACCAAGTCCTCCGGGATGACATGCAACTTCTATCTGGCTGAGTTGAACGCGGACTACGAGGTGGTCGAGGTGATCTACGAATCACCCTCCTTCACATCAACCGATGCGGTGCAGAACGTCACGCCTGACATCCCGATCATATTGGAGCCGGGCAAATACTACTTCTTCGGTCTTGCCCGAACTGACGGTGGCGCGACCAGCATCAACGTGGGCATCAAGAACGCCCAGCTTGCCTATCCTGACGACCCGGCTTTCATGACCCTTGGGCTGTTCGCTGGTAGCACGGCAAGCCCCACGGTCGGCTCCTTTCTGTGGCTTGCATCGCAGAACGCTTACGACATGCTGATCGAGAGTCAGCCGCTTGGTCTGATCGAGTCCTTCCCCTACTTCTCCCTGCTATGCGAGGGGTCTGACGATGGCGCTGTGCAGGGCCTCGCCAATATCGCCTTGCTCGATTACTCCGGGACCGACTTGGTGCCCACAGGGCACACGTTGCAGGTCTCCGCCTACGACGATATAACCGACATCCCTCTGGCCACTGACGGCAACCCGGCTACCCGGTGGAAGTTCACCAACGCCAACTTCGATGCTGCCGACCGACGGCTGGTGATTGGCTTCGGAAGCCCGGTCAGTATCGCTGAGATGGAGATCACCGCGACAAACGACGGGAACCACGACGAGACCCCCACCTCTTTCCGGTTGCAGGGATCGCCTGACGGGTTGAATTGGGTGGACATGGCCACGTTCACCGGGGAGGCCGCTTGGACCTCCGGCGAGACGCGGGGCTACTCGGTCGGCCCGGCGATCCCCGAACCGGGTCTTGACCCACATCGGTATTGGTCTGTTCTCACGCTCGACTCGTCTTGGTCGTCTTCATGGTTCGTCGGTGAGATCGAGATGATGGAGACGGTGGGCGGGGCCGACGTGACGTCCACAGCCTTTGCCATTGCCGGGTTCCCTACCTACTCGACGTTTCCGGCCACCAACGCCTTCGACGACAGCGCGCCGTCCTCGGCAGGATGGGGCGGCCTCTACAGCAGCGTCAGGCACATCGACCGTTGGGTCGGTCAGGACTTCGGCGCAGGCAACGAAAAGGCTATCGTCCAGATTTCTATCCAAGCCCGTTCGACCGACACGACCCGGCCCCCCGAACCAGCGGCGTCTTCTACTCTGACGACGGCGTCGAATGGCACCTCGCATGGGTGATCCAAGACGGTGCCGGATGGGGCAGCGGTGAACGCAGGACCTACACCAACCCGAGGGCGGTTTGATTTTCAGGCTTGGGGATCGCCCGGCCACACTGTAGACTGACGACAGACATCTAGGGAGAGACAGATGATCACCAATTTCAGCGGGGCGGCAAAGCCGCTCGACAAATTCGACATCCCTGAACTGGCCTACCGGATCGACGTGAGTGAAGACCACCTTCAAGCGTTCCTGAACGTGGAGTCCCGGTCGCAGGGTTTCGACCGTGCCGGGCGACCAATCATCCTGTGCGAACCACATGTGTTCTACCGGAACCTGACTGGCAAGGAACGGGACGCTGCGGTGGCCGCCGGGCTGGCCTACAAGAATTGGGGCGAGAAGCCCTACCCGTCGTCGCAGGACCTCCGCTACCAGTGGCTTATGAAGGCCCAGAAGATCAACGCCGAGGCGGCCCTGAAAGCCTGTTCGTGGGGGTCCACGCAGGTCCTCGGGGAGAACTTCTCCATGGTCGGCTACCCCACGGCGGAGGCCATGGTCCGGGCCTTCATGGACGACGAAGAGAACCACGTCGAGGCGATGGTCCGCTACATCCTCGCTACCGGGATCGCCGACGACATGAAGGCGGAGCGGTGGGACACCGTCGCGCGGGTCTACAACGGGCCGGGCTACAAGAAGAACGGCTACCACACGAAGATGGCCTCCGAGTTCCGCAAGCTGCGTGGCGTCCCTGACTCCGGCTGGAAGTCGGACACGGAGGGGGCCGAGATGCTCACGCTGACGACCGAAGAGATGAAGACGCTCCAGCGGCGTCTAGGGGAACTCGGCTACTCCGAGGTCGGATGGGCCGACGGCAAGTGGGGCACCAAGACGCGGGCCGCCCAGCTTGCGTTCCGGGCCGACAACGGCCTGCCTCTGGTGGCCGGGATCACCGCCGACCTGATGGCCGCCCTGATGCTGGCCAAGCCGCGTGAGGTCAGCAAGGAGCGTCTGGAGACCGGCGCACAAGACCTCCGCAAAGCCGGGTCGCGCACGGTGGCCAAGGCCGACAAGACCACGGCGGGCGCGGGCCTCGTGCTGGTCGGCGGTGCCCTTGAGCCTGTCTCCGAGGTGCTGGACGGCCTGTCCGGGCAGGTAGAGGCCCTGCGGGGCCTCACCGGGACGCTGGAAGGGCTTCTCGGCTCCATGGAGGGGATGTCCCCCTACCTGCTGGTGGGTCTTGGCCTCTACATGATCTGGCAGCAATGGGGGATCAAGCAAGCCCGCGTCGAGGACCACCACACAGGCAAGAACCCCTATCCCGGAGGTAGCTGATGCTTGTCGGAAACATCATCCGATTCTTCATGGGGCCAGCAGGGCGAGTCGCCCTGCTGGCTCTGGCTTTTGTCGGCTGGACGTTGTATCAGAGGGTTGACGCAACCCGTGATTGCGAAGCAGACGAACTCAGAGAAGAACTGATCGAGTCCCAGAGGCAACTTGAAATTGCGAAGGGCATCGCAGAAGATGCAAGGGGAAGAGCCGATCTGAGGGAGAGCGAGATGGCCGAAACGGAAAGGCTATATGATGAACTCAAGCAAGAAATCCAGAGCAATCCGGGCATTACCTGCCGTATTGACCCTGCAACTCGTGAGCGGCTGCTTCGGATCAAATGAAGCCGCTGCCCCTTATCAGGCCCCTCCCCTCGATCCGCGCGACGAAACAGCTTGCTATGATCCGGGAGTTGGCGATGAAGCAATCGCAGCCCTTGGCGAAACAAGAGTTGCCCTTGCTGACTGCCAAAAAAGCATCAGAACGTCGTCCAGCAATACAACCAAGTCCGGGACGGGCTAGGCCGGAAAGGGTAATCCGATGTGGTTCGGCAAAGGGGACAGTTCCCAGCTTGGGGAAAGTGAGGCCAAGACCCTGTCCGATCTTCGTCGGATGGTCGAGACGGGGCACATCAAGGCCCTGACTGCGGAGCAATCAGAATTGGCCATGCGCGCCCTGAACTGGTATGAGATGTGGGAGTCCACCTTCAAGCTGCTGGGGACGATCAGGAACACGGCGGTGCTGCTGGGGTTCTTGCTCACGGTCTGGCTGGCGACTGAGGGCACCATACTCGATTTCATCCGGGGGACAGGGAAGTGAACGGAAAGCTGGCAAGTCCGAAGTGGTGGATGTCCCGGATCGTCGAGTTGACCGTGGCCGGGTTTCCTCTTCTATCTGACCACCAGCATCATCGAATACCGGGACGCGGTGAGCAAGTCGAACGTGCCGCCGGAAGAATGGTTCGTTCTCCGGGAGGTCTTCGTCCCAGATCATGAGGTAGGCTCCAACCCCGATATGATCTACGACCGGCTGATCCTAGAGCCTCACCGTGGGTTCTGGGTGGTAGAGGCCCAGCGGATCAACCCCGAAGGTCTGGACGGCGTGTTCCAGAACGCCTGCACAGGCTCCGGGATCAATGAGTATGACCCCGAAGAGGTCATTCCGGGCCACACGGTCGAGTGGGAATGGTTCTTCGGACGTCCCTGCGCGGTGCCGCCCGGCACCTACCGGCTCCAGCTTACCCGCGACATGGCCAAGCCCGGCTACCCCGTCAAACAGATGCGGGCCTACTCCAACACCTTCGTCGTCAGCCAATAGAAAAGGGGCAAGAGTTTCCCCCTTGCCTCTTGCTTGGTCTCAGATCGGTCTTGGCCTATTTCAGCTTGCCGGTGTAGGCAGCGTTGTCGTCCATGATGGGCTGATACCGCGCCGGGCTGCACTTGTTCACGGCCATCGTGAAACCGACATACGCGCTGACGTTTTCATTGCGGTCAACATCGACGGCCCCGACGACGTCAAAGCAATTTGTCACACCGTAGCGGACTGCGGCGGTCACAGAGGTAGCGTAGTTCTGGTTCATGTTCAGGCCCCCGGCAATCGTGACTTGTCCTGCCGTGGGTGTGCGGGTCTGGAGCATGTTCTGGAAGCCGGGATCGGACAGGCCCGCGTAGGACGTGTCGCCCTTGGGGCCTGCGGGTCCGGTGTCGCCCTTGGGGCCTGCCGGTCCTGCCGGTCCTGCCGGGCCGGGAGGTCCGGGCACCGGGTCGGGCTGTGTGCAGCTATTCACGGCGTTGCAGGGGCGCACAGGCTCCACGGCTTTGGCGGTGCCGTAGGTCATGGTGAGCATGACAGTCAGCATCAGGAAATAGATGGGTTTCATCTGGTCTCTCCATAGGTTGAAGCGGCCCTTGTGGCCGGTGATTGTGGCGGGAATATGGCCCCGCCGGGGAATCTTTACGGCCTTTGCCGGGGCCGAACCTTGGGCACCCCGGAGTCCTCGCACTTTAGCGCCGCCTCGGGGTAGGTAGGAAGTAGCCCGGCGTGGATGACCGGCAGAGCGTTGCCGCACAGCATCTCATTCGGGAAGGGGACGTAGGCTTTGTCGATAGGCCCGGAGCCGAAGGTGATCGTCATCAGGAACCACGTCAGGCTGTTCATCCCTGTTCCTCCGTGGTCGGCGGCGTGGCACAGGCGATGGCACGGTGCATCTGCGTCCTGAGCACCGCACGGGCTTGCTGCATACGGATCGACCGTTCGGACAACGACAAGCGTTTCCACTTGTGCTGGCGGAGCATGACCAGCTTCTTCCATCCGAGGTGTTGGTCGAACCATGGGCCTTCAATAGCCTGCGCTATGGCGACGATCTCTGGGTCTTCTCTGCTGATGTCAGTCATGCTTTGTCCTCCCTCTCGGCGCGCAGGCCCTCTCCAACCAAGTCGAGGCTTCGCTTGAACTCTCCGCAGCAAGGGTGGTCTCCGCCCATCCACGGATACATGAAAGCCGTGTCGGTGTGTCCTGTCTGGTTGTCGGTCAAGACTTGGACGGCGACAGGAGGAAACCTCCGGCACTCCCGGTCAGCGTAGTATTCGCAGTTCCCACAGAAGTTGATCCTCATATCAAGTCCTCTATCTCGGCGGCTTCCAACGGGTCGAGCGGGTCGAACTTGCCGACCTGATCCCCCATGCAGTCCCATCCCGGTCTGGACGACCGGGAGAACATCTCAAGGTAAGGCCCGGCGGAAAGGGCCTCGACCCTCTCGTATCCCACGTCAGGCTTGCGGCTGTGTTCACGGGCCGGTTCGAGGATCGTCTGGCGCACCCCGGCAGAGGCTCGGCTTGGCTTCCCACGGGTGAACAGCAGGCACATCTCGACCTCCTGCCTGAACCACTTGCCCATGCCCATCTTGGGCGTCTCTGGGTCGCCCTTCTGCGTCTTCACCCAGACCAGACCAAGGCTCTTGAAGGTGAAGCCCCATGCCCGGCCCAGAGCGAGGGCTTGGTCGATGTGTGAAGAGATCACCCACATGTGCAGAACGCAGTCCTTGGCTGCCACTTCCTCGACCGGCAGCAGGACCAGTTGTTCCGCCGTCATGGATCGGTAGGGGGCCTCGGAGGATCGGTGGGGCACGGTGCCCTCGTCCCGATTGCTGTAGGTCTTGAAAGACCACGGGGGGTCCGCATAGATCACGCCATAGTGGACCCTGCGCAGCCCCGCCATGGGGCCTGTGCGGACGATGGGGCCTTTCCCCTCGACCGGGGCGTGGCGGCAGTCCTCGGCCTCGTCTGCGGTGCGGCAGCGCGTCTTGTCCACGAGTCCGCAGAACTGGCAGGTCGGTTCAGTCATGCTTGCACCTCGAAGCCCGAAGGAGCCACATCGCGGCCTTGCTGCGGTAGTAGGCGGCAAGGGGGCTTCTGCGTCTCTCGGCTTCTGCGGCAGCCCGGAGGAACTCCATGGCCTCTACGCGGCGGCTTGTGGGGGTTCTCATCACAGCAGGTCCTCTATCTCTTGGTCGAAGTTCACGAGGGCCTCTACGGCCCCCCGGATCGTCGGGTCGGTGGCGGCATGGTATGGTGACGGGTTCTCGTTCGTCTTGCGGACGTGGGCCGACCATGACCCGTCATGCTTGCGGATGATCATGACCATGACCGGCTTGGAATCTTGCAAGAGGTCGAGAAGGTCCCGGTCGGTCATATCATCCCCAAGGCTTCGAGATACATCTGGAGAACGGCTTCCTCTTCTTCGAGGTCGTCCTTGTTCCGCTTCCGCATGGCAATCACCTTCTTGATCACCTTCGTGTCGTAGCCTCGACCCTTTGCCTCGGCCATGACCTCGTTCTGCGCCTCCATGATGTCCTGCTTCTCGGCTTGCAGGCGCTCGTAGCGTTCGATGAACGCGCGGAGTTCTTGGGACGTGACCCGGTAGGCGGCGTCTACTCCTTTGCCGGGGGAGTCATCCTCCCCCGACAGCAGGTCGTCGATCTCGGACAGAGAGGACATCAGATCAGGTCCTCTCCGTTGTCGTCGTCCTCGTCTTCGGCCATGGTGAGGGGGTCCGGGTTCAGGATGTCCTCGACGGTCATGACGTCGATCTCCTTCTTGAGCACCATGTATTCGTCACGCTTGATCTTGGTGACTTTGGCGGTGGCCTTTGGGGATGTCGTAGCCACCCTCGACCATGAAGACGAAGGTGTGGTTGCCGTCGTCGTATTGCCAGAACGAGTTGGACTTGAACGGTTTGTCAATCCATTCGATGTCATAGCCCTTCGGGGCCTCGGGATCGGCGATGACCTTCGGCGCTTGGGTCACGACCCGAACCGTGGCCGTGGTGGCGTGGCGCTTGGGCGCGGTCGGGTTGCTCTCCAGCCACGACTCCACAGAGTCGAAGGCCAGAGCGTCAGACGGGTTGTGGACCATGCCGCCGGGGAACAACACGGCGGTGCCGTCCACGAGGCGATGCTTTCCGCTCAGGGTCATGGGTAGCGGGCGGTTCTCTTCTTCGATCCAGCCGAGGATCGGAGTCATGGTGTAGCCCAGCGAAGACTGTGGGTTCACCTCGACCACATAGGTCTCAGGAGTTGCGGGGGTCATATGAAGTCCTCTTCCTTGTAGAGTTTCGGGTAGTGGTGCTTGGCGCAATCGCGGATCGCGGCGCGCAGTTTCTCGGCCCGGTCGAGATGGTCGCAATCAACCATACGATGCCAGAGTTCGCAGATCAGGATGCAGGCAGCAGCGTAGCGCCCGGTCTTGTTCGACTTTGTGTAATCGAGAATGTTGATCAGCGGCTTTTCGGGAGGGTGGTGGACGCCATACATCATCATCGTGTCGTAACGGATCATGGCGATGTGATGGGCTTTCTTGAGGTCCTCGATACCGGCCTTGCGTTCAAAGCGGGTGAGGTATTTCTGGATGGCGTGGGTGCAGGCGTCGTGCCCGTTTGCCATCGACAGTTGGAATGGCTGGATAGCCCCTTGGTAATGGTCTCCACCGACCTGCTTACCGATTCCCTTGAACGAATGTGTCTGCATGTCCCGTCCTCTAAAATCGCCGCCCCGGTAGGCACAGACCAATGTAAACCTCCGGGGCGGCGGCCCCGTCCCGTGAGCGGTGAGGGGGCATCAGAAACTCTTAGATAGTCAACAAATAGTTGGTAGTCAACCGCCGAATGAAGCGTTCGGATCAGGCCGGTCTTCCATCCACGTCGTCTGCCCCGTCTTGTCCCGGCAGAGGTTCGTCGTCGGGTTGTAGATCACCGCGTTGTCGGGGAGGTGGTAGTTGCAGATCGTGTGGATGTCCCCGGAGCCGTCCGGGCTGTTGGCAGGGTCGTTCATGACAGCCTGACCGTGGCTGTAGAGCGAGAAAAGGCCCTGCCGCTGGCAATGGAAGCAGTAGACCCGGTCGGTGCCCCCGATGTCGTAGTAGAGGGGCCTCTTATCCTCTCTGGCGGCAGGTAAAGGCCCTGTTGTTTTCATGGCGCGGCGCTGCTTGCGGTTCATGGTCTGACCTTCTTCCTTCCCTTGGCGAACAGTTGCCGCCGTTTCTCCATCTCGTAGGCCCGGTCGCGGCGGAGTTGGTTGTTCTCTGCCTTGAGGCGCTTGATCTCTTCGCGCGCCTCTTTCTGGATCGCGTTCATCACGGCGATCTTGAAGCCCTCACCGAAGTTGGCTTCGTCTCTTGCCACCATGACCATCAGATTATTGTCACTCATTGCATCCTCCCGAACAGTGCAGGCATAAAGTGATCGTGAGGGGCAGACAAGGCTACCCGGCGAATAAAGAACTGCTGGACGTGGGGCATGAACGTCTCGTAGGTCTTGCGCCCGCCGCAGATGAAGATGGGCTTCCCGGCCCGCTTCAACTCTTCGAGGAACTGGTCAGGGTCGTAGAGGCCGTCGCGGTTCCAGCAGACCAGAAGGTAGTCCGACCCCATCGAGACGAAGCCTGTCTCCCTCATGATCTGGAGGGTCCGGTATCCGATCACGATGATGCCGTGCCGGGTGAGGTCAAGGAACCATTGCTGGAAGGTCTCAGCCTCTTCCCGTCTCAAGGGGCACGGCAGGCCGCCGGAAGGCCCTATGGACCCCCCGGCACCTACCATGGCCACGAGGTTGACCTGTGGCATGTCATCCAACATCAGGGGCCTCCAGCTTGGCAAGAAGTTCCCGTTGTTCGCGGGCGCTCATGTCCGTCAACGACACGAGGTCACGCAGAAAGTTCGGGGCGGCTCCGGCACATGCTCTCTCCGTCAGGGCACGAAGGACCTCCAACTCCATCCGGGAGAAGGTCTCGGCCCCGAGGCGGTAGTCCTCGAACGCCTCGAACGCGACCGGGCACCACTGGCGCACAAGGTCGCAGATGACCTCGGCGTAGGCCCTGATCTCCATTTGGGCATGGGGGTCAGCCCGGAGCGAGAGAAAGTGCAGCAGGTTGTGGAGGTTCACCTTCCAATACCATTCGGTATAGATGTTCGGCGGCACGACCATGCGGGCCAGTTCGCGCGCCATACCGTGCTCCTGATCATGTGCCTCGATAGGCTCGTTGCTCTCCGTCCGGGTGCCGTCCGGGTGGAACCACGGCCAGCCAGTGAACAGTTCCTCGTAAAGCTGGTAGCTGGCCTCGCTGTGCTGCCGGATCGTCTCGACCATGGAGAACCGGACAGCCTCGGGGAGTTTGCCACCTCGGCCCTGATGGTTCGACTTGCTCTGGGGCTGGATGTCGCGGGCCTCCGGGATGTAGAACTCGTTGGCGAGGATCGAGTAGCGGGCGCTGTATTCGTTGACGCTGGCCGTCCGGTGGCGAATCCACTGGCGGGCGACGAAGATCGGCAGCTTCACATGCAGCTTGACCTCGCACATCTCGAACGGGGTCGTGTGCCGGTGCCGCATCAGGTAGCGGATCAGGCTGCGGTCGTCGGACGGCGTCTTGGTGCCATCGCCATAGCTGACACGGGCAGCCTGCACGATGGAAGCGTCGTTACCCATGTAATCGACGACCCGGATCATGCCGTGGTCGAGGACCTTGTGCTGGATGTTCGACGCGATCTCGGCGTCCATTGCTTTGCTGTTCGGTCTCATTTCGCAATCCTCTGGCTGGGTCTGATTCGGACGGTGACTTGATACATGTCGCCCGGATCGTGGTAGGGTTTTACGGCTACGACTTCGGCCCGGACGTAGTGGGACTCGGTCTCCCAGACGATCCGGTCGCCGACCTCCGGCCACTCCGGGTAGTGAATCAGGACAGACGCCCGGCGGGCCTTCTGCACCTTGTCGCGCAGCCACTCCCAGAAGTTCTGAGCCTTAGCAGGTGCGAAGGTTCTGCCATGGATGGCACGGCCCCAGCGGTTCCCTTTAGTGAAGTCGATGATCTTCATTTCATGAACCTTTCCCGGTAGGTCGGAGCGTCGAGGTCAAGCATCGGGGCGATGTCGCACTTTCCGCAGTATGCCTCGCAATAGACGCAGACCGTCTTGCCGTCTTTCAGCATAAGGTCGTTGTTGCCCAAGTGAATCTCCAACTGGAGTTTCTCCCAGCTTTCGCGCTCCTTGCGCTCCCGGCGCTTCTTCCACAGGATCGCCGGGTCCCACTTGGCCGGGCAGACCAGCAGGAAGATGCAGACGGCCCAAAGAAGGGCTATCAGGAAAGCATCTGTCAGGGGTATCATCTTGTCAGTCCTCCTTGCCTCGGACATGGTTGATCGGCGCGTTCGGGTCCGCAGTCTTCCAGTCGGGCCAGTCGCGGGCCTCATTCTTGGTCTGCTTGCGGTCGATCATCTCGCAGATCGTGGCGGCGATCTGGCTCTCGGTCATGGACGGGTTCTTGTCCTTGATCGAACGCCACAGGCCGTCGAGGCCCAGCAGCACGACATCGACCCATTCTTTCGGATCATTGCCGCCGGTCTTCACCTCCCGGAGTTCCTCTTTGATATGGGCGATCACGCCCTTCTGCCGGGTGCCCGGGGCCGAAGGTCTTGACGGAGAAGTTCTGCTGGCGGACCAGATGTTCGATGAGATTCATTTGTCGTCTTCCTCTATGATGTTCCAGCAAGCGATCAGGAACAGGGCAAGCCCGAAGAGAAGCACAGGCCGCGCTTCGGGCGGGATGTCAGGTTTGTAGATGCACATGCAAAAAGCTGATCTGAAAACCCACACCCAGAACAACGTCGCCCAGAAGGCGAGGAACCCCGTAAAGATCAACTCATTGCGGTTCATGTCAGCCCCTAGCCTTTGCGATGTTTCGGGCGATGGCGGCCTCAAGCAGCTTGCGACGGTGCTCGACTTCTTCCCTAACGGCCTCGGCGGTCTCGTCGTCATAGCTGCCTGCAAATGCGGCGTCGTCAACTGCCGTCTCGAAGCGGTCGATACATGCGCGGAGCGGGGCGGGCAGCTTAGACATCACAAGCCCCCGCAAAAGACTGAAATTCCTTCCGGGAGATTTCCTCATACCCGGTGACATAGCCCCGGAAAGAGAGGCGTATACGGCAACGATCTGTGAAGACGTTGTAAGACTCCACGAACTTTCCTTGGCGGGTTTCCTTGTCGAAGGCCCAATGACGTCCGAAAAAGAGGAATATCAGTCTGTTCATATCGTCCTCACGGTCTTTTTGCTACCGGCGGGTAGGGGGCTTCGACGGTCGCTTCTCTGCGTGGTGTCAGGCCCACTAATGGCCGCGCGTTCCCTACCCTAACCTCCCCCCCCCCCCCCCGGCGTGAACCGGGGGGTCGGTGTTCTCGTCAGACAGCAACCAGATCGAGAAGGTTGCCGCCCTTGCGCTCCATGTCCACGCGGGCGTCCTGATGGGGGATCGTCTTGGCGTGGGCGGTGACTCCCGTGACAGCGTCCCAGACGGTCTCAATCGGGCGGCCCTCTTCGCGGAGGTGGGCGTTCTGGATCGCCTTGGCCTCCGACTTGGTGAAGCGATTGGCCAAGAACTTGTCGAGGTCGTCATCGACCCGCTTCTGCTGGGCTTCCTTGATCGTCGCTTCGATGGGCAACGCCGAGGCTTTGCTGTATTCCATCAGGACAGGGCTGATCTCTTCCAGCCAGCGATCCGGTGCTCCAGCGGTGTGGCGCAGGCGAATCTCTTTGAAGTCCTGAACGCCCCAGACGATCCGGTTCATGCAGACATAGTCGAACAGGAAGAACGCCGCGCCGATGGACTTGCTGCCTTCCTCGGAGTTCCAGACGAAGAACCCACGGGCCAGCGATCCGGGCTGGCCGTTGCGGCGGTTGCCCACCTCCATGCGGTTGGTCTCGTCGGCGAGGAAGATGAAGATGTCCCGGTCGGAGCCGTAGATCGTGGTGTTGTCGCGGGTGATCGGAACTTCTTTGCCGAACTCGCCGGGGACGCGGAAGTCGCCAGTGCGACCGTCGCCGAACTTGTTCATCAGGGCACCGACGATCTCTTCGTTCCAGACCCGGCCATAGTTCGGTCCGGTGGCGGCGCGCAGGCTGGCATGGTGGGAGACGACGCCGTTGTCATCCGTGGTCTGGGTGGACAGCAGCTTGACGTCTTCGGCGTCACGGTTGAACCGCAGGCCGTAGTTCATGGCGTCGGCCACGAGGGGCGCAGGCAGGGTGCGCAGGTAAGAGGCCGGAGCACCGGCCAGCGAAGCGAGTTGACCAAAGGACCAATGGGTCGGGTCGATCATCCCGGACTCACCTTCGATGGTGATGCCGCGCTTCGGGTCTGCCGCGTGGGGCTGGACCTCGATACGGCGGGTGCTGACGGTGCGCTGGATCGAGTTGTGGCGCGCGTCGGAGACTACCTTGTGGAGTTCCGGCAGCGAAACGAAACGCTGGTCAACGGGGCGGGACATCCACTGGTGGGAGGCTTGCATCAGAGTAGTCATGGGTGCTTAGTTCCTTTGAACAGGGGTTAGGCATGGTGGGGAATCATCCCCGTTCCCGAGACATAGTCTACTGTTAGTTGGTAATCAACCCCATGGGTGCAAAAAAGTTGACGGTCTTACGGAGACAGAGATTGCGCGATCTTGGAAGCGACGACGGTGTGGATCAAACGGGAACTCTTGCCGGGGTCGTCGATTTTCGGCTTGTAGTGGTGCTTCACTTCTCCTAGCGCGGGGTGGCCAGCGTAAGACGATTCAATCCACACCCACCAACCTGCCCGATTTGGCCTCCGCTCTGCTTTCGGTGTGTGCCTGTCACCGTAATCCCTCCAGTGGGCGCGGCGCATGTGGAAGGCTTTCTGCGGCCCTTCAAAGCCGGGCTGCCCCTTCCTCTTCGTGGGTGCTCCTAAGTTCCAAGACAACTGAACCCATGTGTGCTTGAATTGCCTTTTTACCGATCTTCTTTGCTGCCATGTTACGCTTCAAGTTGGAGACTGGCTCCCGATGACGAAGCGTGGTTCAGCCATGAAAGAAAATAGAAGGTCTATTTTCACCGCTGCCGTTGCAGCAGCTTTGTGTGAATCTTTCCATCCCTTGTCTGGGTCTGGCATTTCTGCACCGAAACGGACCTGACGGGTCCTCTTCCGATACGCGCAAAGGAGTTTGTTCATCACCTTCCCCTTCACACAACAGGAAAAAACCCCAATTCCTTCCGGTGTGTCAACGACGTAGAAAGATGCCATCCCTTCAACTTCAACGACTGTTGAACGGTTTGGGAGCCTGCCCTCAAAATCCGAGTCTGGAAGTTCTTGGGCGATCTCGTGTATCCGGCACCACATGTCCCATGTGATGTGGACATGGGCGGCGTCCAAAACGTCCGCCTGCATATTAGGGTGCATTTTTTCGTAGGCGGCTCTTGTCAGGTGGTCCCATCTGAAAAACTCCAAAAGCCTAGAGAAAGTCGAGGGGCCAAACGGAATCTGGCCCCCCAAATTTTTGTCGGATTTTTCAGCCACACTTGCTATTGGCCGCAGTCGAGGCAGGTATGGCAGCCGCTCTCGAACTTCGTGTTGTAGCTGTTGCAGGATGGGCAGGGTTTGTTCGGGGAAGGCGGCTGCCCGGCCCCCATAGCTTCCTTGAGACCTTCCATCGCCGGAGTCCCGACAGGCTGCTGGAACCACTCTTCCACGCGGGCCTTCACGAAGTTCTCCCGGTCCATGTGCTCCTTGATCTTCGCACCAATGGCGGCCACGAGACTCGGCTGGTATCCATGGTTCCGCTGGAACCCGCCTGTCAGGGCCGAGGTGATCCGCATCAGTTCAGGGCCGACGAAAGACGAGTCGTGAGGGCGGCGCATGATGGCCGAGATCATCCGGGCCAGAGCCACCATCCACTCGTCATGGGTCGGGTCGCTCGAACGCAGGAAAATCTCGAAGGGCCGAACCGTCCCGTCGGATTCAACCATGTCATTGATCGTCAGGTAGACGGCCTTCTGGTCGCCGACCTTGATCTTGTAGGTCGATCCGTTCAGTTCCTCGGGGCGTTGGGGCAAGGTCTCTTCCGTCAGACTCGCCATCACGGCCTCCTGATACGGTTGTGGCCCGGCCTCGAAGGCTTTTCGGAGCCAATCTGTGTCGGGTGCCTGGGTGCTCTCGACGACGACCTCCGGCTCCTTCTTGGGCTTCTCGTCCACGGACAGCACGGACCCCGTGATGTCGTTCGGGCGGTAGGTGGTGCAGCCCTTGCAGCCCATCTCGTAGGCGGCCATGTAGACCTCCTTGAAGTCCTCGAACGAGATGTCCTCCGGGCAGTTGATCGTCTTGGAGATCGACGAGTCCACATGGGCTTGGGCCGCCGCCTGCATGGTGACGTGCTCCATCGGGGAGAGGGTCTGAGCCGTCACGAAGTAGTCAGGGAGGTGCTCTTCGGGCTTGAACCATTCCTCGCCTTTCTGCGTCTCTCCGGCCCAGAACTGCCGATACAGGGACACGGCATAGTCCTCGACCCACTCTTCGGTCTTGGTCCCGTCGGGCTGGAGCACCTTGCGGGTGTAGCCGTAGGCGAAGATCGGTTCGATCCCCGAAGACACGTTCCCGGCGTAGATGCTGATGGTCCCGGTCGGGGCGATGGAGGTCAGCAGGGCGTTGCGGATACCGTGCTGCCGGATCGCGTCTTTCAGGTCTTCCGGGTGCTTGGAGGCGTGAGTCCCTTCTGCGAGAAACTCGTCGGCGTTGAACACAGGGAACGCGCCCTTCTCCTTGGCCAGTTCGACCGATGCCCAATAGGCATATTCGTCGATCCGCTTCATCCACTTCCGCGTCTTCTCGGCGGATGCCGGGGAGCCGTAGCGCAGCTTGCACATGGCCAGAGCATCGGCAAGCCCGGTCAGGCCGAGGCCGATCCTGCGTTTGGAGAACGCCTCGTCGGCCTGTTCGACCAGCGGGAAGTTGGAGACCTCGATCACGTTGTCCATCATCCGCACGGCATCGCTGACTAGATGGCGCAGTTTTTGGTGGTCGATCCCGGCTTGGTTGGTGAAGGGGTTCTCCACCAGCATGGCGAGGTTGATCGACCCCAGCAGGCAGGCCCCGTAAGGTGGCAAGGGCTGTTCGCCGCAGGGGTTGGTGGCCGAGATCGTCTCGCAGTAGCGCAAGTTGTTCTCTTCGTTGATCCGGTCGATGAAGATCACGCCCGGCTCCGCCGCCTTGTAGGTGCTCTCCATGATGGCGTTCCAGATGTCGCGGGCCGATACGACCTCGTGAATGTAGACGGTCTTCCCGGTGTGGTCCTTGGCCTCGTGGAGTTCGGGTGATTCCTTGGGTGGCTCGACGTGGATCAACGGCCACATAGCGTCGTTCTTCACAGCGTCCATGAAGGCATCGGTCACGAGCACAGACAGGTTGAACATGCGCAGGCGCTTGGAGTCCTGCTTGGCCGTGATGAAGTCCATGATGTCGGGGTGATCACAGCGCATCGTGGCCATCATCGCACCCCTGCGGCTACCTGCCGACATGACGGTCTTGCACATGGCGTCCCAGCAGTCCATGAACGACAGCGGCCCGGAGGCGTCTGCCCCCAGCTTCTTGACCAGCGACGACTTGGGCCGGATCGTCGAGAAGTCGTAGCCGATCCCGCCGCCCTGCTGCATGGTCAGCGCGGCTTCCCGGAGCATGGCGAAGATGCCGCCCATCGAGTCGGGGATCGTGCCCATAACGTAGCAGTTGAAGAGGGTGACGGCGCGCTCCGTCCCGGCACCAGCGACGATGCGACCGGCGGGGAGGAACTTGAAGCCCTCCAAGGCCCGGTAGAAGTGTTCCTCGAAGATGAGATCGCTGTCATCGGGGTCGGCCTCGGGCGCGGCGAGAGCCTTGGCGATACGGAGCCATGTGTCCTCGACCGTCTGGTCGATAGGGTTTCCGTGGGCGTCCTTGAAGCGATACTTCATGTCCCAGATTTGCTCTGAGATCGGCGCAGGGAAATGGCTCTTGGGGAGTGTGGGGCTTGTCATCGGTTTCTCCTGAAAGTCGGTCAATGGTGGCGATGTAACCGCAAGTTCTGGTGGGGATCAAGCCTTGGTTGGCAAGATGCTGTGTTTCTTGGGGATGCCGGGCGACATCTCGTGACGAACCTTACACCCACGGGAGCAAAACCAGTCGGAGCCACTGGCCACGGCCCCCAGCTTCTTGGCCTCCCGGATCAGGGTGGGCCGGGCCACGGAGTTCCGCAGGGTATTGCGCCCGTAGATGACCCGGCTGCAATGGAGGCAAGTCAGGGCGGTGAAGACCCAGCAGCTTCCGTCAGTGGTCATCATTGCCTCCTTTGTCGAACGCGGCGAGAGCGCGCAAAGCTGTTGCGGGTTCTCCGTTGAAAAACATTCGCAAAATACGCATGTCGATCTGCGCCCTTTCCATTGCCGTAACTATCGTTTGTGCGGCTTCCGCCAACCTCGCGTCCTGCGGGTCGGGGGCTAGATCGGCGCGGGTGAAAGGAACAGTTTTGTCGCCATCCTTGGGCTTGCTATACCAGTTTCCGCTTTCGACGCCGTTGGGGAGACGGACCACGGCCTTGCCCACATGCACGGTTTCCGGCCAGTCGTCAGGCTTTACCGACCGCAATGCGGCCCGCTCCGGCCCCCGCGCGTTGTCTGTGCTGTCAGTCACGTCTTGTTCCTCCCCAGAGATACTGTGGCATGGCAGACCCCGGATCGAGGTGTGTCGCTGAACCGGAGATGGAACCCATGTCGGGATATGGCCCGGCTCAAAGCCATGTAGCATCCCGGAGGGCCACCCTCTGTCCTGTATCTGAACGCACGAGGATACTGATCTTCCGGGAAAACCTTTCGGGCCAGATCATAGTATTTTATCCGGCCTCCGGCTTCCTTGATCGCCGCCGTGATGCGGTCCTTGATCGGGATTTTACTGGCCATGACGCATCGCCTCCCATGTCCCGAAGACAGCCCCACACCCTTCTTCGTCAATGGCTGTCTGGTAGTCAGGAACGAAGACCCTGATCAGCATGTGATCATACCAGTCTTGCAACTGGTCCCTCATGATCCGCATGATCCGGGCCTCGACCTTAGCGTAGTCCAAGTCCACCAGCTTGGACATGGTCGCGCTGTGGTTCACCTCTCTCTTGAACGTCATCGTCCGCATGGCCTGTTCCTCCGGGCTGCGGTGGAACCTGCCGGTCACGGTTCCCGGATGGTAGGAGATCGCCTCTGGGGTGGCGAGGAAGGGCACCTCGTAGTCCTCCAGCTTGACTGGACCCTTGACGACGCCTCCTGTGTGGAACCCCGGCGCGGCGGCCAGCATGGCGAGGACCGACTTGGAGCCTTGACCGGGGCTGCCGTTGGCGATGGTGCCGATGATCTTGCGTTTCTTGGTCATCTCTTCCCCCGTGTTGCAAGCCAGTTGTCATATGGCGTAACGCAGTCCGTTCCGTCTCCCGGATCATTTTGCTCCAGCCATTCGGTTCTGGCCTCTTTGATCAGTTCCTCGGCCTCGACCAGACGCTCGATCTTCTTGTCACGCGCCTTGCGGAGATCGACGCACCGCTGCTTGAGTTCCACGTTCTCCAGAGCCAGTTCGTCGATCCTCTTCATGGCTCCTGTCATCGCAGCGTTGGACGTCTCAAGGGCTTCGATGATCTCTTCAACCCTGCGGGTCATCACAGCCCCCTTTTGCCTTAGCTACCATGGCCTCTATCTCGGCGTCAGTCATATGGCCGCGCCGCTCATGCCGGTCAGAAGCGGAAATCAGGTCACGCATGGCCTTCACTTCCTCGACGTGCCCGCTCTCCGCCGCTTCGTGGAAAAGCTGCTTGTATCTGGCCAGCATGAGTTCTCGTCGGTCCTCCATCACAGCCCCCGCGCCCATTTGACCAGTTCAGGCCCCTGCGCCATGATGTGCGGCGGGCAGGCGGGGTTCCACGGCTCGGGCGGCCTCTCCATGGCGAAAAGCCATTCGAGGGTCTGGGCGGCCATGTCGTAGCGGTGGGTGAGGCCCCGGACCTGTTCGGTGGGGTAGTCAAACCCGCGCGCTTGGCAGATGGCGATGTCCAGACGGACCTCGACGATCTCAAGGACGTTGGTGCGATCCGAGATGAGCCGCTTCACGGGGTAGACGATGTCGCCGATGACCCCTTCGTGGTCGTCATGGTGCTTGGCCCAACGGCGAACTTGCTCGAACAGGTGCTCGGAGGAAGCGTCGAAGGAGTAGGTATAATCGAGTTCGACCAGCCGCTCCGTCAGCCGCGTATGCTGCCACACGGTCAGAGCCTTCGGGTGATCGGAGAACCGGACGATCTTCTTCAACCGTTCTTCGATGGCGGGGATGTCGAGTTCGTCCGGGTGCGGGTTCATCATGTCGATGACCTTGCTGCCGATATGGATGGGGTAATACATGGTTCGCTCCGAGTTGGGTTTCAGGATTCGGGCCGATCCTCCAGCCCGAATCCGTTTCAGGTCATCGGCGCTTTGCCGAACGCTTGTAGGAGGCCACCAAGGACTTGGCCTGATTGCGGGCCATCCGGCGACGAACCTGCCGGGAGGCCGGCATATCCTTGCGGGCCTTGGTGGCGCTCTCGTGCCACGCCTTCATGCGCTTGGCCTCGGCCTTCCGCCGGGCGATGGCCAGCTTGACGCCCTTGCGCTCGTGCTCGAACGGGGTCGAGGACAGGATGGCGTTCAGGTTGTCCACGAAGCGGAACACGACCTCGGGGGCGTAGGGGGCTGCGATGATGGTCATTCGATGTTCTCCAGATTGCTGATGGCTTCTTCCACGTTGCCGAAGGCTTCCTCCAGCGCATCGGCAGCTTGTTCGATGGACTGCCCGCGTTCGCTGGATTGCAGGCCCTCGGACATGTTGTCGAACTTGTCCCGTTCGGCGGAAGACAGGTCTTCGAGGATGCTCTTCGCCTCTTCGAGCATCCCGATCACTTTGGCCACTTGGGCACGGTCGTTCTTGTTCATGGTCAGTCCTTCTTCTTCATGATGACCCGGATCGTCAGGTCTTTGGTGGAGGTTCCGTGGAACTGGCGGGCAGCCTCGCCCCGGACCTTGGAGAGCGAACCGATCATCCGGTAGGCTTCAAGTTGCGCGGCGGCTTCGGTGTGCTGGCTGTCGAAAGCCTCCTGCCAGTCCTGTGACATGACGCCCTGCTTGATCACGAGGAAGGTCTTGTCGTCATGGTATGCGCCAACCACAGTCCAGAGTTCGCCACGCTCGTCGGCCAGCCGTTCGTCGAGGGCCTTCCCTTCGGCTCTGATCCTGACGGCGTCCCGAATCCGTTCCATCGGATTCGTTTCGGCCACCGCCTGTCTCTCGCCGGGGGTGTAGGGGGTGCCAAGGCCCGGCATGTGCTGTGGCTTGCCGGGGACTTCGAGACCGAGGGCCTGCATGAAGGGGACGATCTGCTTGTCGGACAGGTCGATCACACGGTTCGTATCGAACAGCGAGAGAAGGTTGGTGACGATCTGCTTGCGAAGGCTGTGGGCCTTGCCGCCGCCCGGCTGCCCGGCGATGTGGCAAGCCTTGAGCCAGCCGCGAACGGACTCGATGCAAGCGTCACGGTCGATTTCGGGAAATTCGGTCATGCCTGTGGGGATAGGGGTGGTCATTGGTCTGTGGTCCTTTGTCAGAAGGGGGAATCATCCCGGTCCCCGATACATAGGAGACTTTAGGTTGACGATCAAGAGGCGATCTTGAAAATGTCGCTCAGGTTTCGTCGCTCAGGATTCTGGTAAATGGTCGCTCAGGATTCGTTTTCACGGATTCGTTGAAACGATTGAGGCGGATTCGTTTCGGGAGACCAACCCCTGACGAACCCGCCTCTGTCACGCGGTATGGGACCACGCATCTCTCCTGACAAGAGGAAACCTAGCGTGAAAAAGGTCAGTAAGCAATACCTACGGTGATCTCGTGGCATTGATCCAGATCGGGGCCGTTGCCCTGTTGTATCTGGGCCGCCCATTTTGCCCGGCAAAGGTTCACCAGAGCAAGGCGGGTCTTCTCGATCTCGGGGTGCGGTCGAACCGGGAGGCCCTCGATCTTCATCTGCTTGGCGAAGCGGTCGAACTCAGCGACATCCTCGACCAGATAGCTGATGCAGGTCGAGAGGCTGTTTAGGCCGACAGGTCCCGACTGATCGAGACAGTCGATTGTCGGTTCATACTGGACCTCGAAGGACGCCGGGCGGAGCGGATCGGGGACGAGGATTTTGATCGTGGGATGGGGGTTCGAGGTCGGTGTGATCTCAAGGGCACGTTGCTCTTGGCCGAACTCCAGAGCACGTCTGATCTCAGCAGGATTGGGCAACAGAAGCACGGCGGCAACCATGCCAGCAAGAAGTCCATTCAAGGTCCAAGAGGTCATCTGTCTTCCCATGGTCAGGCTCCGGGTTCTCATTCGCTCGAAGGTTCCCCGCTACGCCATCGAACCGAGTGGACCTTTCCGGCCCTACCTGATCCAACTTGATAGCTGCAACATAGCACGGTGTCGAGACTTTAGCGAGGTCCGGGTTGCCGGTGGGCGGCGCGCTGCCGGGCGGCCAAAAATTTTGAACGGGCTAGGTCGCCAAAGTAGCGAAAAATTTTGAACGGGCCAGAGTCCCAAAGTAGTGACGAGAGGACAACGCTGGCCGGTGCAGATCGGTTCCGCCAGTCCCCTGCCGGTCGGGTGATCGGGGGCGGCCCGGATCAGGATTCGATTTAGGGCAGGGATGCTGACCTAAATGGGGCAGGGATGCTGACCTAAATGGGGCAGGACAGGGGCGCGGGGCGGCCATGAGGGCAGGACAGGGGCGCGGGGCGGCCCTGAGGGCAGGACAGGGGAAAAAACAAAAGCCCCCGCCGGGGCGGGGGCTTCCTGTCAGATCAGGACGGGGCGGGGGCGCGGGGCGTCTAATCAATAGTCCAGAACGCCCCGGCGACCATTGCGCCCCATGCCAGCCAAAAGACGGAGTCCACAACGGCGGCTAAGATGGCGGCGGCCAAGATGGCGGCGGCCAAGATGCGCCCGGCGGCGCGGGCGGGCGTCAATCGTCGCGCCCCGGAAAAGAATCCAGCCCCGCCCCTTCGCAGAACGCCGCCCGGAGTCGCTCTTCGCCCGGCCAGAAATAGCAATCCGGGCAATCGCCCGCCAAAAGTTCGGCCATGCGCGCGCGCGCTTCGCTGATCCGGCGGCGGGCGGCTTTCACCTGCCCCCGGATGGCTTGGCAAATGGCGGGGGCTTCGGCGGCGTCATGTTTCCGGGACAGGGCGCGGCGTTCTGACAGTATCGCCAAAGCCCCCCGGCGGGCGTTCTGAATCGACTCCATCTCTTCGGCGTATTCTGACCCGGCGCGCCATGCGGTCTGATATTCCGACTCCTCTTCGGCGGCTTCCTTGGCCGCGTCTTCGGCGGCGCGGATTGCCCCGGAATACTTCGCCCCGGCTTCGGCGTCCTCTTCGGAGTCGCAAGTGTAAATTCTGGACAGATCAAGGCTTGGCCCCCCGTCGACTCCGCCGAACTCATATCCCGCCACAAAGCGCGCAACGCCGCGCCGCCCCGTTAGTTGATACACAACCGGAAAACAGAGTCCTGATTCATCGCGGAACGACTCGCCCCATGGATTCGTGTAATATCCATCGCCCCTGTAAACCGGCCCCCGCAACCATGCGGCCACGCCATGCGATTCAGGATGGCGCGCATATTGCCCCCCGGCCAATTCATGGCGGGCGCGGCGCGCTTTCTCTTCGGCGGCGGTTGTGGCCGCCATGGCTTCGCGCCATGGCCGACTCCCGTGACCGAACTCTTCAAAGGCTTCGCGCAAGGTGGCGCGGGCGCGCCCGGCGTCCTCTTCGGCGGCGGCGGCGGCTTGGATCAGCCGGGCGGCTTTGGCTTTGGCGTATCTTGCCAGCCCCCGCCCGTCATCCGGCCCCCGGTATTGCTCATATCCGCGTGGAGTCTCATAAGACTCCGACGCAAAAGACGGGGCGGCGGCGCGGGCGGCTTTGAAAGCCTCATAAAATTCCGGATTCATTCTGTTTTATCCTTGTGCAAAACATAAGCCACGCAATCGGCGGCCAAGGGGCAAAATTCGGCGGCGTCATGCCAGCGCATGAATCCGCCGGGGGCGTCTTCGGAGTCGTCAATTCCGACAATCCGCCACGGGGCAAGGCTTAATTCCCAAGCCTTCGCGGCTTCGGCGTCTTCCTGATCCAAGCCGGAGTCATCGCCATTTACCAAAAGACTCGCCCACACGGCGGGCGCGGTTGCGGTTGTCACTTCAATCATTGTCCGACTCCTCTTCGCTGATCCACTGGCCGCAATGGTCGCAAGATACCGCGCCCACGTCATCAGCCGGGGCGCATCCTTGAACTTTCCAGCCGTCGGAATGGCCGCCCCGGATTGAGTCAATGATCAGCCGCGACTCCTTTCGGGCGCAATCAAAGCAAAGCGCGCCCCCGTCGGAAGTGATCAGGAAAAGAGTATATGCGCCCGGCCAAGCGAAACCGCCCGCCCGAAGAGTGGCCTTGAATTGCGCCACGGTTTCAATCCGTGAAAAGTGGCGGGAAAATTCCGGGCGCAATGGCGGATTGCGACTCCAGCCTTCCGGGCGTGTATCATATAAGCCCCCGTCGGATTCGCTGATCATGAAATGCGGTTTCAATTCCATGCGCCCGACTCCATCGCTTCGGCGGCTTCGCGGTCAAATTGCGACTCGCTGATCATTGCAAGCCGCCGGGGGCTTGGCGCGCTTTTCAGATATATGACTGACCCGAGACGCCCGGCGCGCGGCTTTTCCGTTAGGATGAATCCCACGCCAAGAGCGGCGGCGGCTTCAATCTTGAATCGTTTTGTTTCGATATTCATGGTCTGGTTTTCCTCTTCGGTTGTCACGCGGGAGTCGCATGGTGAGGGGGCGGCGCGCCGCCCCCCTAAATGCGGCTTATGCGATGGCGTGGCCTTCGGTTGTATCGGCGGGGGCAAGTTCGGCCACGCCCAAGGACTCGGCCAGCCGCGCCACCTCTTGCCAGTTGATCCGATGGCAACCGGCCACAAAGTCACCTTGCGGCGTGACTGAATCAACGTGGAAGTGGCCGACTCTTAGGCTTGCCCCGTTGCGCTTCCATGCGCGCCCCGTGGCGCGGCAATGACGCAAGAAAGCAAAGACTCGCAAGGCATGGACAAGTGGAACTTGCGCCCCGTGGCCGGTTTCCAGAACGCCCGAGACAATCGCCCCGGATTCGTCGCGCGCCACGTCAACCGCCCGCAAAAGCGCGCCCCCGTCCTGATCAGACAACCGGCCATATCCGAGTCCGGTTTCACCGGCCAGCCATGCCCGGCGGCGTTCGGCTTCGGCTTCAAACCGGGCGCGCGCGGCGTTTTCGTTTTCTTCGGTCATCCTGATTCGGGCGGCGTCATGGATAGAACGCAACCGGGCAACCGTGGCCGCCGGGGGCGTCCAGTGGCGCAAGAGCGAATGACAGGAGTCGGCTAGGTCACGATACCAGCGCGCCCGCGTCTCGGGGCTTCCTTCGCCCGCAATCCCGCCCGCATCCCGTGGCGTCATCAGCCGCGCCACGTTGGCGGCGTCTTCGCGGAATCGGGCGATGGCTTCGCGCTTCGCCCCTTGGCGGCGCGCCATGGCTTCGCGGTTGTCTATATCGGCCAAAGCCGCCCGCACCATTGCGCGATGACTTGAAAGCGTGGCCGCAATGCGAGTCCAGCCCCGCGCCCGCGCTTCCTTAATGGCCGCGAAGAGGTGGCGACTCATCTCTTTCACTTTGTCGCGCCCCCATTGCCCGGAATACCGATTCAAATTGTCGGAAATTTCCGCCCGGATTCGGGCGGGCGTGAAAGTGGCCAGATACTTAGCATTGCGCGCCACGTCTTCGCGCTTCCTCTTGGCCTTCGCGGCGGCTTCGGCGGCCACGGTTGCGGCGTGGCGGCGCGCCATGGCGGCGGCGGCGCGGGCGGCGTTGCGTTGCCCGAACTCACCAAGGATGGCGGCGGCGGTTTCCTGCCCCGGCCAGTTGGCCGCAATGGCGCGCTTGATGCGGGGCAAGTATTCCCGCCGCCGCGCCATGGTGGCGGCCACTTTGACCGGCCTTGTGCGCCCGCCGGGCATTTCATGATATTCCCATGCGTCAAGCGCGGCGTTCAAGTCATCGGCCAGCCGCGTCAAGTTCGGCGCGATATAAGCGCGCCCCGGGATGGCCGCCCGCGCCATCGCCTGATGGCGGCTTGTGCTGATGGAATAGGAGTCGGGATTGATCAGGAAAAGGAAGCCGCCCGAGATTCTCGGGATGGCATAGGCCACAATGAAATGGCGGCCATATGAGAAAAGCGCGCGTCCCGAGAAATAAAAATTCCCGTTCTGACTCCGCCCCTCTTCCTGCGATTGCGTGGCGAAGACGTGGGCAACCATATGATTCGAAAAAACTGTTTTCATGATCTGTTTTCCTTCGGTTTCAGGGTTTCAGTTGCGGGCGCGGGCGGCGTCTTCGGCCAGAACTCGCAAGGGGAAGCCGCCCCCCTGCCCCCGCGCCATGGGGAAGCCGCCCCCCTGCCCCTGCGCCATTGGGGGGCAGGACGCGCAAAGAAAGCGCGGCCAGTTCAAGCGTCAAATAATCCTCTTCGGCGATGGCTTCGGCCACAACCGCCCGCAATGCGGCGCGCCCGCGCCACGTTCCAGCCTTGTGCAAGGGGCGCGCGGCGGGCGCGGCGTTCAATTCGGCGGCCATGGCGTCAAGGATTGCATCGGCGGCGGCCAGTTCGGCGGCGGCGGCTTCGGCGGCCAGTTCGGCGGCGGCGGCTTCGGCGGCCAGTTCGGCGGCCACCTCTCGGGCGGCGGCGGCGGTATATTGGCCGCGAAGAGATACACGCCCGGCGGCGTCATCCTTGGCCATGTGGCGGGCGGTTGCCAGCGCATCAGCCGGGCAATCCGTGAAATATGCATGGGGCGAATCCTGCCCCGTCCCGACGCGATAAACGACAATTTCAGACTCGCCGGGCGTGGCGCGGCGCAAGGTGAATCCCATGGCGCGGGCGGCGGCTTTGGCTTCGGTAAAAGTGATATTTTCCATTGTTTGATTCCTTCGGTTTCAGGGTTTCAGGGTTTCAGACTTTGGCAAACAAAGCCAAAGCCCCGGCGGCCAGTATGATCAGACTCCCGCCGCAATATGCGATTGCGCCCCGGATCAGGGGGGCGGCGTTGCCATTCAGGACAAGCGCGCAAAGCGCGGTTGCGGCCAGCGTCAAAAGCGCGATTCCTGTCAGGGTCACAATGCGGTTGCGGGCGGCGGCTTTGGCGGCGGCGCGGCGGCGGGAAAGAGTCGGCATGATCTGTTTTCCTTTTCTGATCTAGTGAGAGTCGCGGCCACGCCGCCCCCCTGCCCCTCTCGGGCAACGCCCACTTTAAGACGATTCTCTTGCATAGGCAACGCCAAGTTGACCATGCGCGCCCCTGATCCGGCCACCTCTCGGGCGCCCCCCTGATCCGGCCACCTCTCGGGCATAGGCAACGCCCGGTTGCTCATATAGGCGTTGTGAGGGGGGCAGGACGCCCGACTCCAATTTTGGGGGCGTAGGTATACGGGGGGCAGGAGTCGCCGATATTCCTGTTTTGTTCCGCGTCAACAGTCAAAGCCAAATTGGAAACAATCGCCGGGCAGGGGTGGCCACCTCTCGGGCGTTGCTTTCGGGCAGGGGACAGGGGCGGCCACCTCTCGGGCGTTGCCTTCGGGCAGGGGG